AGCTTGCCGATGGTGGTTGTCTTGCCCACGCCGTTTACGCCTACTACGAGGATAACGTAAGGCTTATGGTCGGCAGGGAGATCCCAGTCTGCCAGGTCATCGCTGTGATTCTCAGAAAGGAGATTGGCGATTTCCTCGCGCAGAATGCGGTTGAGTTCGTTGGTTGAAACATATTTATCGCGAGCCACACGTTCTTCGATGCGGCGGATAATCTTGACAGTGGTTTCTACACCTACATCTGAGGTGATGAGTACCTCTTCGAGATCGTCGAGCACATCATCGTCGACGGTAGACTTTCCGGCAACGGCGCGCGCCAGTTTGCCGAATACACTCTCCTTGGTTTTTTCAAGACCCTTATCGAGAGTTTCCTTCTTTTTGTTGCTGAATAATCCGAATAATCCCATAATCTTGTTTTTATTTTCTGCAAAGATACTCATTTTTTTTTATTTTATGGCTTTTTCACTTGCTTTTTCTCCCTTTTCAAGAAAAAAAGTAAAGATTTAGAGGGTTTTAGCCGATAATTGAGGGTTAATCACTGAATTTTCGCATGCGGGGAAGTTAAGGGAAGTTAGGGAAGTTAGAGGGAAGTTAAGGGACAAATGTCCTAAGTTTAAGCTAGAAGACTATTGTCTCTTAACTTCCCGAACGACCGTAGGGAGCGATAACTTCTTTAACTTCCCTTAACTTCTGAACTTGCGAAACTTGAATAAACCAGATACAAAAAACAAATCGCCCTGCAAAGGACAAAAGCGGTTCTGCTTCTGACCCTTGCAGGGCGTTCTGTTTATTTCTTCATCATTTCCCTGACGGCTCTTTCGAGCTGAGTATCATGGCCATTGATGAAATCTTCCGGACTGTTGTAAACCTCGATGTCTGGGTTCAGCTGGGTATTCTCGCCAAACACACCACGCATGTCGCGGCAGCCTACCTGAGGAATACCGAATACCAGCGTGTTGTCCATCAGCGTTTCCCACCATACGGCTGTCATGGTTCCTGCTACAGGAGCACCGATCAGCTTGCCGATTCCGAGTTCCTTGTAAACCCATGGGAAACCATGACCATTGCTGTAATCATTCTCGCAGATCATGACGCAAGATGGCTTCACCCATTTGTTGAACGGATCGCGGCCAACTACCTTACCGTGAGGCACAAACTCCTGATACTGCTTGCCGTTGAGCAGGGTGCAGAGATCATCGTGCAACCAGCCGCCACCATTATGGCGCTCATCTACGATTACAGCGTCTCTGTTTCGGTTCTTGTCGCTCAGCAGTTCGCTGTAAACGGTGCGGAAACTTTCCGAATCCATCGCCTTAACGTGAACATAAGCGATGCGTCCGCCCGAAATGCTGTCAACGAAAGCGCGGTTGCGGTCTACCCATCGCTTGTAGAGCAGGTTGTTGAGTTTGCCCTGAGAGATAGCCTTCACCGTAACCTCCATCTTCTTGCCCTTGGCGTTTCTGATGCCGAGTCGTACATTCTTGCCAACCTTTCCGTCTAGCAATGGGAAGTAGTCCATTCCGGCTTTAATCTCCTCGCCGTCGATGCTCTCGATGATGCTGCCGGCTGTAACGCCCGTATTCTTCACATCGAAAGGACCACGCTTGATAATCTCCTGAATCTTCAGACCGTCGCCCTGATACTGAGGATCGAAGAAGACACCCAAATTGGCAGTGGTAAGCGCACTGTTCGAAGCGTAGTAGCGGGCTCCTGTATGCGAAGCGTTCAGTTCGCCAAGCATTTCGCTCAACATCTCCTGGAAGTCGAAATTGTTGTTGATGTAAGGCAGGAACTTCTCATAGGTCTTGCGGTAACCTTCCCAGTCAACACCATGAAGCTTAGGGTCGTAGAACTTGTCTTTCACCTGTCGCCATATGTGGTCGAAGAGATACTGGCGCTCCTCGGCTGGCTTATAGTTGAAGTTAGCCTCAAAGCTGATGTCCTTGGTGCTGAAACCGCTCAGATCCACCTTCTTGATGCTGCTTCCGTTGCAGATAAAGAGGTTCTTCACATCCTTGTCGGTCTGCAGGTTACCCTGTCCTACGCCCTTCATCACGAGCTTGGTAGAGCCGTCCTTCAGGTCGTGCTGCCAGAGGTCGTAACCATCCTCGAAGGCTGCCTGGTAGTAGAGCTTGTCGCCGTCTTTAGAGAGCACAGCATCGCCCATGTGCGAAGAGTTTGCGGTGAGGCGTACGATTCTGTCGCGGCAGTTTTCGATGTCAAGTTCCAGTGGCTTTACCTTTTCCACCTCTATCTTTCCGGTCTTCTTCTGCTTTTCGTCAGCTTTCTTTTTAGCCTCTTCCTTCTTCTCGTCTTCCTTCTTCTCCTTTTCGTCCTTGTTGACGTCAGCCAGTTCTATCTCTTCCTTGCTCATGTTGAAGCGGTTGTAGGCGTCCAGGTCGAAGAACATGATGTAGGCATCGTCTTCTGCTCCCCAGCTTCCATGACTGCGGTAACCGGCTCTGTCGCTCTGGAAGAGCATAGCCTTGCCGTCGAGCACCCATTTGCCGTTGCTGTCGCTGTAGCCGGAATTGGTCAGGTTGTGAACCTCCTTGCCGTCAGCCTTTACCAGCGCAATATCCTGGTTGTTCCAGCCGCCGTTGCCGATATAGGTAGAAAGAAGCCATTTGCTGTCTGGCGACCATTCGAAACCGATGTCTCCGTCGCTGTAAGAGTAGACGTATTTGCCGTCGAGCACGGTGCGTATTTCCTTCGATTTCAGATTGACGATGCGAAGTGCGGCACGGTCTTCGAAGAAAGCCACTTCCTTGCCGTCAGGAGAGTATTGAGGATACTGCGATGTAATGCCGGTTTTCACCAGCTGCTCTTCCTCGATGTCGGTAGCGTAGGTGAAGTTCTTTTCTTTCTCGTTCTTGATTTTAGCCTGATAAATCTGCCATACACCATTGCGCTCGGCTGCATAGACCAGGGCTCTGCCGTCTGGCGAGAAACTCAGGTCGCGTTCCTGCTGCGGTGTGTCGGTAATGCGCTTGGTAGTGGTGTATTCCACAGAAGTAACGTATACATCGCCATGCATCACGAAAGCCACTTCCTTGGCGTCTGGCGAAACGGAAATCTCCGTAGCTCCCCAGCTCTTAATCTGACGTACGAGGCTTGGAGCATCATTATCCGTTGTAATGGAGATATTCACCTTCTGAGGCTCTCCGCCTTCTTTTACGGTATAGATTTCGCCATCATATCCGTAGCAGAGCAGGTCGGCGCTGGATGCGGTGAGGAATCTTACCGGATTGCCTTTGTGGTGGGTAATCTGCTTGTCGCTTGTACTGTTGAGGCTGCGGCGGTAGATATTGAATGTGCCGTCCTGTTCGCTCAGATAGAAGAAAGATTTCTCGTCTGATGTCCATACTGGCGAGCGGTCTTCGCCGGCAAAGGTAGTCTGCTTGGCAAACTTACCGTTGCTCTTCAGCCAGATGTCGCGTGCGATAGGTGATTTCTGGTGTTTGCGCCAAGGGTCTTCATATCCCTTTTTGTCGTGATAGAGAATGTCGCCGTTCTTGGCGATGCTGATATTCTCCATGGTGAGGGTAGAGAAGAGTTCCGGTCTTCCGCCCTTGGTGCTTACCTTATATATTTGTGGGAATGTATTGTCGCCGAAGATGATGCTCTGGGCTGTAGGCTGCAGACTGGCAGAGTAGAGCACATGGTCGTTGTCTGCAAAGGCGATTGGTGTTTCGCTGCCGCTGTTGGTAGTGAGTCGGGTAGGAGCACCGCCTTTTGCATCGATTACGAAGATGTCGAGACTTCCTTCGCGGTTAGACTGGAAGGCAATTTTCTTGCTGTCAGGGCTCCATACAGGATGCGAATCGAAGGCTGCATGGGTTGTGAGCTGTCGTGCTTCACCGCCGTTGACAGAAACACTGTAGAGGTCGCCTTTATAAGCGAAGGCGATGGTAGTTCCATCGGGCGAGATGGCTGGGTAGCGCATCCAGAGCGGATGGTCTTCTGCGCTGGCAGAGAGTGCTGCCGAGAGCAGGGCTACTGAAAAGATTAACTTTTTCATTTGCGTATGTTTTATGTTTCAATATGCGTTATAAAAATCTCTTCTTCTTTAGGAGCTAGAATGCTGTTTCTTGCTTTGTACGGATGCAAAGGTAGTTATTTTTTGCGATATTTAAGCATAAAAACAGAAAAAAGTGAGAAAAAGTTTGGTGTATTCAAAAAATATATGTACCTTTGCAGCCGCAAATAAGAAAATGACTAACGACTTGCGTTTAAGGCGATGGTTAGTTAGACTGGTTGCGAATTGAAAAAAATGTTGGTTCCGTAGCTCAGTTGGATTAGAGCAACAGCCTTCTAAGCTGTGGGTCTTGGGTTCGAACCCCAACGGAATCACGATAAAAATAAACAAGAAATGGTGAAATAATCGTATAGGTTGTTTCACCATTTTTCTTTATAAATGGCTATAAAATAGGCGTTTATAAACGTATAATGAACTTATGCTTATGAAACAGAAACGATTTATTAGAAGATTTTAAAATTCCACAAGTAGGCTCTGAGTACTACAAGTAAAGTGTAAAATTGCCGCAAAATTGCCGCATTTTCCGCAAAATTGCCGCAAAATATTGTAAATTTAAAGGAAAAAATATTATGGCTACAATAACATACGAGCTTGGAAAACCAAAGCAAGACAAGACAAGAAAGGTGTCTATTGTTCTTTCTCATAAGGGACAGAGAAAAAGATTTCCTACCAATATAGTTGTTTCCGACTCAGACTTGTCTAGATCCGGAAAGATTTCTTCACGTAAGATATTGAAGATGATAGAAGATAAAATGAATGTTATGAAGGATGCACTCTATGACTTAGAGGTAGACTTGCTAGGTAAAGATGTGGATATTGATTGGATATGTGAGCATTTGATTGATATAGGCAACAAGACAGAGGATTTAGACTTCTTTTCCTTTACCGAAGAGTGGGTTGAGAAATCCGACAATAAGGGAAAGAAGAATTATCTGATTATGCTCAATTCCCTTGCACGCTATAATGGTTGCCGTAAGCTGCCGTTTTCTCTCATAGACTACAGATTCCTTAACGGATATAAGAAATTCCTAGATGGTCATCCTAGGGCGCAATCCTTATACTTGGGCAATATGCGGCATATCTTCAATGAAGCTATTAAAGAATATAATACGAATGGAAATGATATTATCCAAAGTAATCCTTTTGATAAATTCTCCGTTCCGAGGGATATTCCGCAGACAAAAGATAGGGTAATCAGTGAAGAGAACCTTGTAAGAGTATTTAATTTCAAGGGGACTAGACGTGTAGGTATGGCAAGGGATTGTTATGTACTCTCGTTCTTTCTTATGGGAATGAATTCTGTTGATATATATGAATGTGTCAGCTATAATAAGGGCGTACTCGCCTACGATAGAGCTAAAACTAGAGATAGGAGAAATGATAATGCCCACATAGAAATTATCGTACCTGACATCATCAAACCTTTATTCCGGAAATATAAGGGAACATCAAGGGTCTTTGATTTCTATCAGAAATATAGCAATGCAGCCAATTTCAATAAGCATATAAATAAGGGATTGCATTTCATAGCTGACGAACTGGGCATTCCTCGTTTCGATTTCTACTCAGCCCGTCATACTTGGGCATCTATAGCAAGAAATAAACTAGGTATTGATAAGTATACCATTCACGAAGCACTCAATCACGTTTCGCAGTTAGATGTTACTGATATTTATATTCAAAAGGACTTTACGAATATCAATAAGGCAAACGAAAAGGTTGTTGAATATGTAACGGAATTGATAAAAAAGACGAAGAACGATGCTTGATTCTTTAGAGAGAGGGGAAATATTAATCTTCCCCCTCTTTCTTGTTGTTATCCTTATCCTTTTTGTCCATTTTTGCACCTGTAGCTTTCATAATAGCCTTCAGAGCATCTTCGAAGTTCAAGGAGTCCTTACAGCCATTAGGGTGTTTCTCCCACCAGTCAGGGTCGACCCAACGCATAGCCTTGTCATACCAAGTTTGGTCGATGGATGTTTTCTTGCCATCTTGACTGATTAACAGATACCCACCTTGCCCATCGCTAGCAATTCGCTGAACTTGTTCAAGGTTGACCCACGTCTTTTGTTTTTCGCTATATACCCACATAATTATATGATTTAAATTATTTTTATTCCTATTGTGCAAAAGTACAGCGAAGTCTTAAAAATACCAAATAAAACCTATTTGTATGTTTCAAGTTTGACCAAATGTGAGTTATTTTGTGTACCTTTGCAGAAAATTCTTAAAATATGATACAAAGATTTACGGAAATGTACTACGATGATGCGGTGCGCTTCGCTCAGTACATACAAGCTACTGAAGGTGGCGAAATAGAACTTGTAAAAGAAGATGCCGATGGTTTTCCTCTTCCCCCTAAGCATAAGATATTTGGTAACATGGTTAATTGTCTGAAGGTAAGGAACTTTGAAATTGCTTATTTAGAGCAAAGAAGAAACCCCGATGATGACAAGAAACATCGTAATCGAAATCTCTATCGCTATATAATGGGGCAGAAGATTAAAGAGGTTAGAGAACTTAGTGGTATAACATTGGAGGAGCTGGCAGAAAAGTCCGGTTATAAGCCTAACAACATTCGTAATATTGAGATGGGGCGTTTTAATGCCGATATTGATACGTTATGTAATATTGTTGAGGCTATGGATGCCCATTTTGAGGTGATGAAGGATTAAAAGTTCTTTCGATATATGAAATATGTTTAAATATAGAAACAAAAGCATTAAAAAACTTGCAAAATTAAGGTGTTATTCTTATCTTTGCATCGTAATATAAAAAGGTGAGACACACCGAAACAACTGTATCGGATTATGAATAAAGCATATTTGATTTTCAGCAAGAACACAAGCATTCAAGAATGTTGTACTTGGTTTCGTTATCGTGACGAAGCTTTAAGATACAATAAAGAACATTTTGAGAACGTGTTTAAGGTACTGCCACATGAGTTTGATTCTTTGAAAGATGTTGACCCTTGCGAGCCGACAGAGTTCACGAAGTCTTCAAGATGCGAGCATTGCTGGAGAAAGATTAAGAATGATTATCTAAAACATATAGGAGATATGAATATGAAGAAAGAAGAAAAGTTTGTCATTGATGATTCGCAGAATTACAATGATATGTTTAGCAAAAAGGAACGGATGCAAATTAATAAGGCAACCAAACCTTTAGAGAACAAGTAATTTTCACTATTTATTAAAAGTGAGTTTAATAACCCGAACGCATTTGCTTGGATGGAAGAATTATGCTATCTTTGCATTGCGTTCATTGAAATAATTAATTATGAGTAATAACAAAGAAGATTTTGATGCGCAGGTAAGCGCATTTAAAGAGAAGTATCCCGATTTCAAGCCAGCCAAGGCTATTGAAGTTCTTAACTTGATTATGACAAGAAAGAATGCCAAGGAGATTCTTGAAGGAAAGAAGCAAGTTGAGTATCGAGCCTATACAGACCATTATATTGGTCGTTTGTTCGACAAGGATGTTTTGGAGTTCCTTAAGAAGCATGGTGAAGAAGAGGATGTTATCAAAGCGCAGGAGGATGGTATTGTTGACCCTTTGCGAGTAGTAAAGACAATCCACTTCCATGATTATAACAACTCGTGGTATCTTGATTGTGATGTTTTGGTGAATGATACTTGTATCGTTATGAAAGAAGATATTGATTTTCTTCACGAAAAGTATGATAGCCATGATTTGGATGAAATGTACGAAGCGTTGGAGCTTAAAAAGGAAAAAGAGCGTCCTTTGTTTTTCTTCTTTGTTATTGACAAGGTAACAGAAACGACTCTAAAGTAGGTGGGCGTAAGTCCACCGAGCCTAGATAATTCCCCAAGGGGAGTAGTTTATGATTCGTGGACTTAAAACGTTACAACTATGTCAGAGGCATCAAAAGGTTATCGTTATTCTCAATGGAGAGCGGTAACAAATCGTACAACTGGTCTTAGGGCTGGTGAAAGACGTGAACGTGGCAGAAATGTTGAGTACCGAAACACAGGCGCACAAGGAACTACTTATGGTGGTGCTATGCGTACTTTGGCAGCACGTACCGCAGCTAACAATGTCACAGAACGTGTAAACCGCAGACTTAGAAGAGGTTAAAAGTCAAGAGGGGTAGAATGAATTAACTTTCATTCACCCCTTGTTTTAAGGAGAATAATGTATGCAAGAACTAAAAAGAGCAAGAGAAATCATTGATGATGTTTCCAAGGAGACAGATAGTATATTACTTTTCCATTCTCTGAGTGGAAAGGATTCTATCGTATTGCTTGACTTATGCTACAAGAAGTTCAAGAGAGTTGTGGTAGTATTCATGTATATAGTAAAAGACTTGGAACATATTATGCGTTACTATAATTACGCTAAAACCAAGTACCCGGACATTGAGTTTGTTCAAGTTCCTCATTATGCTTTATTTTATGATATAAAAACCGGATATATGGGAATAAAACAAGACCCTAAGCAAAGACAATGGACTTTAGCTGATATAACCGAAAAACTCAGGAAGAGACTTGGTGTAGAGTGGGCTTGTTATGGATTTAAACAATCCGATTCTTTGAACAGACGGCTTATGCTTAGAAGTTATACGGATGGAAAGGAAGCTATCAATTGGAAGACGAAGAAATTCTATCCTTTATCTACATATAAAAACCAGGAAATAATGAATTATATTCTTGACCATCGTTTAAAGAACCCAGAAGCAAATGGAACGAATAAACAAAGTTCAGGAGTTGATGTTGAGGATATTGAGTATCAGAAATTTCTCAAAGAGTTTTATCCGGCAGATTTAGAGAAAATATACAAGGTATTCCCAATGGCAAGGATAGTTCTGTTGAAAGCTGATAAAAACAAGGAGGAACTGAAATGAAAAAAGGAAGTGAAACAAAGATAATCAAGAGGTCTCAAATAAACTTGAACCCTTGCAACCCGAAGGTACATACCGATGCGGACATTAAACAGCAAAAAGCCAATATTAAGAAAGTTGGTCTCATTGGGGGTATTCAATGGAATGAGACAACTGGAAATCTCATAGATGGGCATAAACGAGTGATGAGCGTTGACCTTATCCAAGGTTATGATGGTACTCCCGAAACTGATTATGACATCAAGGTAGAAGCCGTTGATTTTGACGAAAAGACCGAGAAAGAGCAATTGTTGTTTATGGCGAAGTCGCAAGACCCGATAGATTACAACTTGGTTGCCAAGAACTTTAGTATAGATGAAATAGACTTCAAGGCTGCTGGCTTCACGGAACAGGATACTGAACAAATCAAGATGTTGCAAGATGATTTGGAAGCATCATTGAAGGATTCGGGCATGGATGACTTTAGCGAGGATTTCTTGAATGAACCTATAATTTCAGTTACTACCCCAACGCCAATGACCGAATTACCCAACATCGAAAAAACATCTGAAGAGATTGTAGCCGAGCACGCAGCTAAGCCAAAGATGACAAAGGAAGATGTCAAGGATCAGAAACAGCATTGTACTGATGTCGGAAAGAAAAGAAAGGAAGATATTGATAACTTCATTTTCATTGATTTCGAAAGTTTTGAGCAAAAACGGCTTTTCTGTGATATGTTGCACATGGAAGCCGCTAACTCTATGCGTATTTCCGGAAGTCAGATTTTAGGTTTGTTGTAAATATGGGACGCAAGCGAATAAAGCCTCTAGTTGTTAGGAAGAACCCTATAGATGTTGCCAATATGGTAATTGATATGGCTAGGGAACAGAGTCCGGATTGCATTGTTATGATGTCACTTGGCAAGGACTCCATTGTTACATTGGACTTATTATATGATAAGTTTGAGCGGATAGTATGTGTATTTATGTATCTTGTAAAAGACTTAGAGCATATACAACGATGGATAAACTGGCTGAAGGCTAGATACCCGAAGATAGAGTTCGAGCAGATACCACATTGGAATACAACATACAATCTTCATTATGGAGTTTATTGCGTTCCGAATCCAAAAGTAAAGGTTCTTAATCTTTCTATGGTAGTAAAAGCCTTAAAAAAGCGTTTCGGAATAGAATACGTATTCTTTGGTATGAAGAAAGCAGACTCGATGAACCGAAGTCTTATGTTGAAGTCGTATGAGGATGAAAATTACATTCATGGTGGAAATTGTTATCCTCTTGCTGATTTTACTCAAAAGCAAATCTTGCAATATATGAAACATCGGCATCTGCCTAAGCCGATAATGTACTCCAGAGCATTGCGCTCTGAGAATGCAGAGGTTGGGAATGCGTCGGGCGGTTTGTCTTTGGACTTGGATTGTTTTGCATGGCTAAGGGATAATGCACCCGAAGACTTAGAACGTATATATAAGGTATTTCCACAAAGTAGGGTAATACTCTACAGATATGACAACAGATAATGTTCTTTTTAATTTATATATAATAATGTATTATCTTCTTTATATGTATTGGCAGGCTTGTGAAAGTCTGCCTTTATTGTTAATGTATGTAATATAGAAACGTTATAAGTAAAGAAAGGTTAAATAAATAAAGAAAAACCATAAAATATTTGCAAGTTAGAAAATAAATTTGTATCTTTGCAATGTATTTAAGAGATACTTGAAGATTTGCCGCAAGACAAGTTTCTTGCAAGATAGTGTAGAGCGAGCACGTTAAAAACTAGCACAATTGTTATGAAGATGATTACCGAAAATCAGAAGAAGTTCATCAATGATATTAAAGGTGTTATTACAGAAAATGGTATTAATGCTATTGATGCATTGGACTTGAATAAGTTTACTTGCTATGATGCATCTAAGCTTATTGGTGGTTTGCTTGGTCTTAGAGATTGTTACAAGGCGATTTCTAGAGGCGCATATGTAACTAGTACGGCATATTGCGATGAGGCTTTAGATAATGTCTTTAATACAATTGAAAAGTATAAATAATAAAAAAAGGTGAGACACACCGCAAAAACTGTCTAAGAGAATGAATAGCAAAGAATTAGTAAGAAATATGATAGCTTTCTTAAATGAGCGTCACGATATGGATTGCGCCACGTTACGTCAGCGTTTTGCAGTATGCTATGGTATGAGTGAAGACGAGGCAGAGAAAGTTATTTTGGAGCTGACAATGCTTCAGATATTTGCAGAAAATTTTGGTGTTGAAATTTAAAACTTTGAGATTATGGATAAGAATACAGCATATCAAGTAATAAGCCAATTTAGGGAAAATAATTGCAAGAGTGGAGCTTTGGCTAACGCTTTGGATGTAGCATTGAAGGTTTTGAAACCAGTGGCTACAAATAATGTTTATGTTATCAAGTTGGAAATATTGGGGACTACGTCATCTACGTTATGGTTAGAAACATCTAACGATAAAAAAAAGATGCAAGCGCATATTGCAGAATGGAGAAGTAAGATAGTAGAGCGATGTAAGGACGATAACAATTCTTTCGAGTTTGATTTTCAACATGGGAGTCCTTATAATTTCACGGCAAACAAAAAGAATTGCAATGAGTTGCCTTTTTACTTTGATGGCAAACATTATTGCTTTACGATATTAGAGGTCTATAAAAGTCTTAAAAGCAAATATGAGCAGAGCATTGAGCACGATATGGATGCCGTTCAAGATATGATGTCTTATTTAAATTTATAGAGTATGAAGTTATATGAGGTAGGAGGCATTATCAAAGAGGTGCAGCCAAAGAATGGAGAAAAGATTTCACTAGAGGAAGCTCAGGATTTGGTTGATGGATATGTTGAATTGATACATCTTGATGGCGATAATATTTTGTTATGTGATGGTGATGGAGTACTAAGGTTCAAGCGAATAAATACATTAGCAACAAGTCACGCAAAACAATTAGGTTGGAAAGGTAGTTATTTAGTTGGGAGTGTTTTATTTTTAAAGGATAAGGAGTTTTAAACATGAGTAAGGCTAGAAAAAATGATAAGAATAAGGATATACCCGAAGAGCGAATAACTCTTAGGGTATTGGAGAATTATTCCAAAATGCAAGAAGAATTGTGTCGTCTCCGCAAGAAAACACGTGAACAAGGCTATAAACTTAACGAACTCAACAATCGACTACAGAGGCTTAACTCGAAAGAAGTTAGATGTGAGTTAGAGAAGTACAGAAAATTACTCTTAGAGCGTGATGAGTTGCGTGAAAAGAATAAGGCTTTAGAGCAGGTGGCAAAGCAGTATGATGGGTTAAAAAGGTTTTTCACTAGCGAATTGAACGAAAAAGAGGAGGGCAGAGAATGATTATAGGTTCAATGACAGGGCGTGAACTCTTTGAGATCTTCAAGAAGGATAAGCCTATGCTAGAAAAGTTTGCTATCGAAAAAGCAAAGAAACTCATCCGTGAGCTTCGTAAGGGAATGGGACGATACACAACTCAGTGTTATGATTTCAAGACGAAAGACGCTACCGAGTACAAAGTATGCGTGTTTGTAGATAGAGGGAACATAAGACAATTCTATTTTGACATGTTTATCTATTGCAAGGAAACGAACGATTACGTATGTGCTACTTCCTTGTTGGACGAAGAGAATAGTGCAGAGCAGTTCTGTTATACGCCTCATTTCTTGCGGAGATATGCCGAGCGAGCATTGGGAATAGAGAAAATGCCAATTAATAGGGTGCTTGCTCACATCGAAAGAGAAGTAGGCTATACGGTACTTATTTATAAGAATGATACAAGTAAGGTTATTGCTACAAGTATGGGGCTTTATCTGCAAAAGATTGACTATAAGCGAGGTATTAATATCTGTAAGACTTTTGTTAGCGTAGATATGCTTAAATCTTCCCAAATTAAAGCATATATGGTAGTTGCCGACTTAATTAAAGAATATTCTGAACGATACACTAAAGTTCAAAGGAATGATAATGTACAGATCGATTTCGCTAATGATTGTTTGAGTAGAGGTATTACTGAAAAAGATTTGGTTAATGCCTATGGTGAATATTTCAAGAACAAAAAAATAAAAGAAAGGGGTTCGTATGGAGAGAATGACAAGAAATGATGCCGCTGCTTATTTAGGTGTTGACCCTCAGACGATTACGAACTGGGTTAACAAGGGCTTACTTGGAGGCTACAATGATAAGAGCAGTAAACGCTTTTGGGTGAATGCTGATGATGTCAAGAAGTATTCCGAGAAGTACAAGATGTTGTCGGTTTCAGAAGACTTGCTTGATAGAGAGCAGAAAGAGTTATTGGCAAGTGAGCGCAAGGTAAATGCGAAGATGCAAATGTTAATGCATGATGCTTTGAACGTTTCTTCTTTCAGCTATGACAAGATAGGCGGTTCACTTTGTACGTTATTGGAGTTAACGTCACAAGGTGGAATGCGAGAGAAGAAGATTATGCAAGCATTTTTCAATGGGGACAGGATTAGTAATATAGCCGAAGAGCTTGAACTTTCAAGGGAGAGAGTGCGCCAGATTGTCGTTAAGGCTATCCGGAAGTTCAACTATGCGATTAAAGAACTTGCAGACTTGAAGCAGGAGAACAATTCCTTGAAAGAAGAAATTAAGAATGTAAAAATGCAGTTGATTATGCAAGAGGGTGAAGAAGAAGAACAATCTGAAGATGTTCCCCCTTCAGTGTTCTCCATCAGATTAGTCAATTGTAATTTACCAGTTCGTGTCCTTAATGTGACAAAGGCAGCCGATATAGATACTATTGGAGATTTGGTACAATATTCCAAGTTTGAAATGGTAAAATTTCGAAACTTCGGAAAGAAAAGCCTTATGCAATTGGATGAATTCATTCACGAAATGGGATTGGAATGGGGCATGGATAAGGCTAAGATATACGCAAGGGGTATTCAGCGAATGAAAGATGACACTTACATTGAAGAGCTGTTTAGGATGCATCTTGCGGATATAACAAGCGATATTGAGGAAAAGTATAATCTTTCTCCGGCTGAAGCTATGAAGAGGGCTTATAGTGAAATGAAAAGATATGTTGGACATAAAGAGAATAACAATGAATGAAGTATATAATGATGTTTTAGGTAAGGCGTTAAGCATTAAATCAACCAATAATATTGTCGTAAAAGTAGAGCAGGGTGCATTAGAAGTAAATCTGAAACAAAGCAGTATAAAGCGTATTATGTGGTTTTCAGTTTTCTTGATTGATGGCTTTACTATGCGTCCATGCAGTTATACTTTCTATTCCTCTATGAGTGACGATGAGTTGGATGATACCTTTACACAAGTAGAAGGTAGATTGAGCTTTCTGAAAAACTTAAATTTTAAATAACATGACGGAACAGGAAAGAAGAGTTGTAAACCATGCAATGAAGATACTAGAGCAGAGCCAAGATGATGAGGCTAGGGCGTTGGCTGTCAAGTTGTTGGAACAAGGTACAAAAGTTCCTCTTCAGAAAGTGCAGTTTTATGCCGCATATTGCAATGGCTTGCGTGATGGGTATTCAAGAATATTCGACCTAATACAAGGTGGTGGGTGGCTTGCGAAAGTGAGCAAGAAGGAAATGCCATATTTCGAAGCAGAGAAGAAGCTTGTAGAGAGCTGTATTGATGCTTGCTACGATTATCATATGGGAAAGTATGATATTAGGTACAAGGATAAAGAATTATCCAAAAGTGGTAAGCTATTGGCTTGCAAGGCTGTTTTTGTGAAACAAACGATGATTGGTGTTGAGGTTAAATACAACAAAGATAAAGAATGATTGCACAATATAGATAAGTGAAGTTGTAAACCATTGATATTTAGGTACTCCCTTGCAAATTTTGTATCTTTGCAAATAAAAAAGGAGATTTATATATGGCAGATAGAGGATATAGAGGAAGACCATCGAAAAGTGAACGTGCTGATAGGCAAATAAATGCTGGGCATAGTAGAGCTTTAGATGCGGCTTTGGCTAAAACCGAGGCTAGCATAAGAAAATCATCAAATGAACAAGTTTTTGTTTTCGATAAAAATGGCAAGATACTAAGCTCTAATACAGGAAGTGAAGATTCGGTAAATACCACTAAAGGTGGACGTAAAATTGTTAAATATCCAGATAGTATAATTACTCACAACCATCCATCTTCTAAGACTGCAAAAAGCAAAGCACTTCAAAGAGCAGGTTCTCCATTTTCGGGGAATGATATAACGTATGCTATTTTTAACAATGCTAAAGAAGTGAGAGCTGTTGCTGGTAATTTTACTTATTCATTAAAAAGAAATGGCGAAAATTGGAATGTAAAGAGTACCTTACCTACGGAATTGGTTAAAATGACAAAAAAGATTGATTCTTTAATGAGAAAGACTTCAAAAAGGTATAAAGATAGGGCATGGAATAGAGCAAACTTTCGTAAAGATATGCTTTATAAAACAAGTGGAGAATATCGTCAGGTAAACAAAGAGAGGTCTGATGTACTTGCTGCTCATAGAACATTAAAATATTTAGCTAAGAAGTACGGTTGGAATTATACTCGCAAGCGTACTTCTTAAGGAATATATTCAAAGGATGAGGAGTAGTATTGTCCTTCTTCATGTGGAAAGAACCTTCTCCATCATTGACAATGCCGTAGAACACTTTTCATATTGCTTTTGAAATCCGTACTTCTTAGCTCTCGATTGGTTGTGATGCAAGTCGTTGATTTTGACTTGTATTGCAACCATATCTTTTGAGTCAATGATTGATTGTACGTAGTCAAAATACGGAACACCTTCCTTGTGGGTTAGGACACATACACTATCGGCAATGTCTTTTCTAACACCTAGTGATAACAGCTTGTCGTAGGTCATATCCGTATCTTCAATCGTATCATGGAGAAATCCGACACAAATCTCTTCGGTACTATTACCCATTTCTCCTACATGGATAGGGTGCAATATAACAGGCAATCCAACCTTATCAATCTGTCCTTTGTGCGCCTTGCAAGCAATACTGAGGCACAATTCTATCATTTCAGAATCTTTCATATTCTTCTTTCGTTATTAACTCACCTAGTTCAAGAGCATCTTGTGCATAGGTGTTCTCATTAAACTTAAACTCTTTTGGCTTACGTCCTTTACCTTTAGGGTAACACATAAGTTCTTTATTTACATATTGATAGCGGAAAACGATGTCATCCTCCCAATAGTAAACATAAACCGACTCTCCGTTTTTAAGGAGGTGGCTGATTTTGTTCTTATCTTTATTGTTCATAGTCTTTATCTCCTTATTACAATGCAAAGATATAAAAAAGATATTAAACTTGCAAATAAATTAATGTTTATTACTTGAAATTTAAATATATTAATTATTGAAATGTTGCATAGTAAGCTTGTTGCATAGATACCGACCTTTGCTTCTTACCTCCATTACTCTTGGCGGTTCTACTTTGCTCGTATAACGCATGTCCCCAACCGGATGGTTTCTTGGTTTCTTTATAGATTTCTCGCATGGTCTTCCCACCCAACAGCTTGTAGGCTATCGAGTAATTCTCCTTGGCGTAAATCATCTTGGCGGTATTAACCTGTATCTCACCAATAAGTCCGGTCTTCTTGTTCCGGATATTGATAATGTTTCCAGAATAGCCAGTATCCAGTTTCTGTTCCTTGAGTCTAACGAACTCAAAGCCCTTGTATTTGCCTTTAAGGTCTTTTATTATTTTCGGTATTGACCCTTTATCTGCTATGATGGTTGTTCTGTACGAGTCCTTAATGTCTTTAATACCATTAGCCTCGCCCTTAGCCTTGCGTACAATGGAGTCAACACTCTTGTAATTGATAGGAGTGACCCTTGCTCCATACTTCTTAGCTATACCTTCAGCTATAGCTTGTAGCTTATTACCTACCGACTCGGCTTTTCTCCGCATTGAGGTTGCTTGTGCTCTCAGCCTAGCATGTACCCCATTATTACCTACGTCTCCCATATCTTTTTTGTGCAAAAGTAACCAAAATAAAAGCCAATTAACATGTTGCTGCGATATGTTATTTCACTAAAAAGACAAAGTGAAAAGACACGAAGACAAACATTTCTCTTAAACAATTATTATTCATACCTTTGCAAGAAACAATGAGTTGATAAGATGACGAAACCAAGAGATTATTTCACAGGTAAGCAGGAAGAGTTCAAACGCTCCGAAGTGCAGATAGCACCATATAATCCAAGGAGGATTTCACCGCAGCAGAAAGCTACATTGAAACGTTCCATAAGGAAATATGGTATTGTTGGTGGTATAACCGTCAATAAGCAGACAATGACCATCGTAGGCGGCAACCAAAAAGTAACCATCATGGATGAGATTATGGGCTATCCCGAAAAGGATTATGCTATTTTGGCTGAGGCTATAGATGTAGATTACAAGACCGAAGTTGAACTGAACCTCATGCTTAATTCCGAGAATGCTCATGGAGAATGGGATGACATGAAAGTCCGTGAATTACTGCCGGACATAAACTATATGGATGCCGGATTAACGGAAGAAGACCTGTCCCTGTTCGGCTATGATGCAATGGTAAAGACTGAAGGCGAAGATGAGTTAGGTAAAGAACTCAATTCCTTACTAGACCCATTTGCCCAAGAAAGCGAAAACAGAAAAGTGCCAGCACCAAAGGAAGTGCAAGAAGAGCAGAGACGACAGATAGAACAAAATCAAATTATAGCCAATCAGCAGCAAGATGCTCAATATCAAGCGAATAAAGAGCGTATGCAACAGGTAAAGAAAGAGGTAAATACCAAGGCAGCGGAAAAAGCATTGGAAGCCGAGTCTTACGTCATGCTATCCTTTGATAACATCGAGAACAAGGAACGCTTTATGAGCACCTTTGGCTTTATTGAAACCGATAAGGTAATAAAGGGAGAAATGCTTATGAAAGTAGCAAAACGCATATAAACAAAAACAATATGAAAGCAATGAAAAAGATTATAAGATTCACGTTAGGGTTTATAATGGCGGCAATAACAATAGGTATGCTCATTCCCTTTATGATTATTTCTATGTTTCTTGGAAAAAGGAGAAAGAAAGCGTTCAATATATGGGTGTCGTGGCTCTTTACTCCTTTGATAAACAAGGTAGGACAATTGGTCAACTCATAAATATCGAAAGATTATGAAGGCAAACGGAAAAAGATTAATGAAGATTGCGAACTTGGCTATAGCTATGGTATTGGCAATACCGATGTTCATACTAGCCGTTCCTTTCTATATGTATAACAAAATTAGAGGCAAGGTATAAATCCCATCTGCCCAATATATAGCGAAACAATAATAAATACAAGAATATGGCAAAACCGAAATTTGATTACAATGGCGATGCTTTCTACGATGAGATAGAACAGCTTGCAAAGCAAGGTCAGAAGGATTCTGAAATTGCTTACGCCCTTGGTTTGAAGTTTGGGGTTGACCTAAATCCACAGGTCTTCAACCGAATGAAAAACGGGAAATATGAGAATTGGAATGAAGACGAAAATGCGGAAAGAGGCGAAAGGATAACTCAATCCCTCGTGCGTGGCAGAGAGTTTATTAATGCAATCGTGCGTGGCAGATTCCTTAAATGCGCCCTTGGCGGTGTTAAAGTAAAAGGCAAGACAACCACCAAAAGACACATGGTTGTTGATGGAGTTATGACGGATGATATAGTAGTGGAAACTAGAGAAACCGAGCAGGAGACTCCACCTAACGTACAAGCTCTTTCTACTTGGCTATTCCATTACGATATGACTTGGAGAGAGATACAAAGAGGTAAGAAGGATGAAGAGGAAAAGGGCATTCCTTTTGACCCTAAGAAAGGTATATCCGTCAATAAGTGGATTGAAAGAGAGATAGAGCAGGAAGCAGAAGAGCAAGGGGAGGGTGAGTAATGGCTAAAACACATTCCGTTTATTATCCGTTGTATAACGACACGACACATTTCATTTATCTTATTACAGGAAGTCGTGCGTCAGGAAAAAGTTTCTCTGCCTCTCAGTTTATCGAAAGACTTACTTTTGAATACAATGCCGAAAGAAAGATAGCGCATAAGATTCTTTACACACGTTATACGATGGTGAGTGCCGCTATTTCCGTAATTCCAGAGGTTAAAGAGAAGATAGAGATTGATGGTACACAGGATTACTTCAAGAATACGAAGACCGATATAGTCAATAAGATGACAGGTGCAGAAATCATGTTCCGTGGTATTCATACGGCTAGTGGTAATCAGACTGCTAAGTTAAAGTCTATTCATGGTGTGACTACGTTTGTCGTTGATGAGGCTGAGGAATGGACGAGTGAGGAGGATTTTGAGCGCATCATGCTTTCAATCCGTCAGAAAGGCTTGCACAACCGAGTAATAATCATTATGAACCCATGCGATTCCAATCATTGGGTATATAAGCGTTTTATAGAAAAGACGCACAAAGAAGTGTATTTTGATGGCGTTCCCGTCCAGATCAGCACAGACCCTAGAGTGTTGCACATTCATACTACGTATCTTGATAACATAAAGCATTTGTCACCGGAGTTCCTTAATGAGGTGTTGGAAATGAAGGAGAATGAACCGGAGAAATATGCTCATATAATGATAGGTAGATGGTCAGATGTCTCTGAAGGTGCAATATTCAAGCATGTAGGTATCGTTGACAAGTTCCCTAGCAACGCAAGGAAAGTAGCCATCGGAGTAGACTGGGGATATTCGAAAGACTATACTGCCATTGTGAAGTGTGGTATCGTAGATAATCGCCTGTATATAGAGGAACTTTGCTATAGAACGGAAATGTTGTCCAGTGATATTATAAAATTCTTGCGTCCTTATGCGGAAGAAGGTTTGTTTGTGTATGCGGATAGTGCTGACCCTAGACTTATAGATGAGGTAGCTCTTGGTGGAATAGTCATATATGGAGCACAAAAGGGGGCTGGTTCTATATTGGCTGGTATTGACAAGATGCAGACATTCGAAATCTTCACAACTAAGCAATCAGTCCATTTACAGAGCGAGTTCCGTAAATATGTGTGGTCAAAGGATAAGGATGGTAATTACATCAATGTTCCCGAAGACCATGATAACCATTTGATAGATGCTGCTAGGTATTATATTCTTGCTGTATTGCTCGGTAAGGTGATGAAGCCAAGGAAAGCATCAAAATCAGACTTAGGAGTGTACTAAACGACAAATATAATTACTTTTGTAATAAAAATACAAATATTTAACTATTAGATAGTTAGTGTAAGTACTCTATAAGGATGAATAAAAGTCTAGTGTAAATAAAAAAGATTGTTTACTAAATAAAGATAGATTCTTTAGTAAATAGTCTTTTTTATTCACTTAAAAACTAAGTGAAAGGCATACGTAGATTAAAGCGTGTAGAAACCATGTTTATTATTACCTTTGCTTCAAAAAGTTATAAGGATGTTTGTAGATTCAATTATTCAGATAAAGACATATTTTCGAAACCTCACGCTCAATGCATTGGGTGTGGAGAGAAGCATCTTCGAACGTTTGGAAGATAATGATGTTGATTCTGTCGTAAACATGATGGAACAACATGATTTCGATGTGGATAATGCCATTTCGGAATATAATCCGCAAACTCACAAGGTGATGAGCCGTGAGGATAAATGGGTAAAGGGAGAAAAACCATATAGGACGGAGAAGTTGGCAAGGACAAGGCAGAGATACATCAATGAGGTAGAGTTGTTCTTCTTGTTAGGTAATCCGATAATGTGGAAGAAAGTAGAAGGTGACGATGAAGCCTTTGAGCTATACAAAAAATACTTGAAGAATATATACTTCAATACCAAGCTTCGCCAATGCAAGCGACTTGCCGGAGCGGAAACCGAAAGCGGACTTGTCTTTAATTTCTCGCAAAAAAACGGAGAAATGCATGTTGATGTATACGTAGCAGCACGTTCCAAAGGACATAAGATGAGAGAATTGTTTGACCAATATGGAAATATGCTTGCTTTTGCGATAGGTTATTCCTTAAAGCGAGAGACAAGAACTGTTGAATGTTGGGATATATTGACATCGGTCTTCAACTATCATTGTGAGCGTGGTGGCTTTGGATGGAAGGTGTATAAGTATCCTAATCCGACCGGAAAGATTAACGGCATCTACTTTCGCCAACCTAAATCATGGGATGGTGCAGAGCCAAGAATGGAACGTGAAGAGATGTTAGACTCCAAGATAGGAGATACGAACAACTATTTTGCCGACCCTATAGCTGCGGCAACCGCTGACGTGATACAATCAATCCCTAAGCGGAACAAGCCAGGCAAGCTGATACAATTGACAGGAAAGAATTCTAGGTTTGAATATATCAATCCACCTCAGAACTCAGAAATTCGAAAGGCAGAGAAAGAGGACTTGGCTCAATCTATATTGTTTGATACATTTACACCGGATATGTCACCGGAACTGATGAAAGCCATGAGTACGCTTACCAGTGTAGGTATAAAGCGAGCGTTGGTATTGGGCTACATCAAGAGGGCGAACCGAATGGAAATCTATGAAGAGCTTGTCGGTAGATTGTCGCATGTTATTATTGCCGTTATGAAGGAACTATATCCTGAAAAGAGAAGCAAGTTGGATAAGCTGGAAGTAGAGTTCGATTTCGCAGAGCCTTTTGAGGATGATAAAAAAGATAAGTGGAAAGTTATTGCGGAACTATACAATCAAGGTGTCCTGTCTCTAGAGACCGCTGTCCAAATGTTGGCTCTTACGGATGCTCCAGCAGAAGAAATAGAAAAGATACGGAAGGATGCAGAAGATAAAGTAGCGTTAGCCGCAAAAGTAAGGGGAAATGAAAATACAACTTCATAATATCAAAAGCTTATTGTTTTTGGGCGCATTTCCTATTTGGATTTGCGCCCTTTTTGCACTTAAATTTTAAGTGAAAGCATTGTGGTAAAAATATAATATTATTCCTCTTTTTGTTTTTAACTTTGTTGGCATGAACACGAATGAACTTATCATAAACGGAAAAGATGCTTGGACTACCTATCGGGTCAAGATGGGGTATGGCTTTTTGGATGCGTTGGAAGCTGACGCAGACAATAAGGATTACATAACAAATACAGTTAGGTCTGAACATGGAACAAGGGTTGTCCCAATTCGCCCTAAAAAAGCGGAGAGAAATGTTACCTTGGAGTTTGTCGTTGTTGGGAAAGACCATGCGGACTACAATAAGCGTATGAGCGCATTCAATGCTTTAATGGATAATGGTTTTGTGGCAATTCAAGTTCCCAGTTCTAAGGATGATGTCTATCGCTTGTATTGTGCAAGAAAATCATCGAGCTATTCCAGAGGCAAAGGTGGCTCAATTGGAAAGAAAAGTATAAAATTTATAGAGTATGACCCTACAAATAGAGGTGAACTTACTATAGAAGATAAGTCGAAGTTCAACTTAAAAGAATTTGAAGATTACGTATGAAAACTTATAAGGAAATTGCAATCAAGTATTACGACAATAGCGGAAATGAGCATGTTAGGTGTGTCGTTCCCGTCTCATCGGACGCATTAGTTCATTACGAGTTGATGCAATCACATTATTGCAAGTTGTCATTTAAACTTGCAAAGCCTGTGTATCTGCAACTAGGGGATTTCATCGAAACGCCTTATGGTCGTTTTGAACTGATAGATATGAATAAAGCCAAGGATGGAGATACTATGGGCTATTCCTATGATGTGCAATTTGATGCTTATTATCGTAAATTCAAGAACAAAATCTTGAAATATCGTCCTAGCTCGGGTTCACAAGAGTCAACTTTTTCATTGACTTCTACTATTGGTACACACGCAGAAGTAGTCTTGAAAAACTTGGAATATTATGCAAGTCTTAGCAAGTCTTTCCTCTACGACCAGAAGTATGTAGGAGAAGGGACTGACTATGTTTATAAGATAGATGCTAGTGTTGACTCCGAAGCGGCGAAGGTTGTCACATATTCAAGCTCTAGTATCTTGGATGCGATTTCAAGTATTGCCCAAGCCTTTGATTGTGAATGGTGGTTCGAGGGGAATATTTTGCATTTTGGAACTTGCGAGAACACAAATGCGATAACAGATTTCCGCTTGGATAGCAATATCGTCTCTATGTCTAGTTCTCAGAGCCAAGCAACTTATGCAAATAGAATATATGCGTTTGGTGCAGCAAGAAACTTGCCTAGTGGTTATAAAAGTGATTCTGATGCAGACATTACCAAGGATGGTGTTGTCGAAAAGCGACTAATGTTGCCTACCTCAAACCAATGTTCCAGCTATAATAAGAATTTGTTGGAGGATAATGGCTTTGAATTGAAGGATGGTTGTATCCAAGTTAAGGGATTGGCTGAAGACCAATATGTTGAGGGGGTTACTACGAATGATGACATTTATCCTCGTAACCTCATCAAGACAGGCAATGTTACATCTTATGAAAAAGATGTAGAGGATGAAAGCGCACAAGATGGAAGTACTTATATAAAGAGGACGTTTTATCGTGTAAATTCATTGTCTATTGTAGATAACGATGGGGGTGGCACAGGCGATATGGCGTTTCGCAGCTCGTACAAGCTGAGTGGAAAGACCTTGCATATAGTATTTCAAAGTGGTTCTCTTAATGGAATGGACTTTGAATGCGAGTTTAACCCTGATGGAAAATCTGAAATTCTGAGAGATAAAGATGGCAAACCAATTCTGAAAGATGGTAATGAACAAATCAATCCAGACTCACAGGTCTTTGAAATAATTGCAAATGAAGACTATGGGAGATTTTTGCCCGATACGGACTTGTACCCAAAAGCTGGAGATACATTTGTGTTGTATAATTGGGATTCTACGAAACTGGGAAATACATTGGTTTCTTCTGCTTCTAATGAGTTGCTAACAGATTCCATCAAGAAGTTGAAGAAGTCTCAGATAGACCCTTCTACTTATACATGTACGGCTGATCCAAATTACTCTTTTGATGAGGGTAAGGGAAAGTTCCATGGGGTAGGAGATAGGGTGAACCTCTACAACAAAGGATATGATGAAACTTATAGGGCATCAAGAATTATTGGATATGAGCTACATTTGGATTTGCCTTTTGATGGCATTAAATATTATGTAGGTGAAAAACCGTCTTACTCTAGGCTGAATGCCATGGAGTCAAAGATTGAGGAACTCATTTACAATGGGCAAAGTTATGTCAATGGAGGTGGTGGAAAAGGCTCTTCGGTTTACATCATCAAGAGTTATGATTCTACTACTCCAACTGACTACAATGTCTATTCTGCAAAGAAAGTAGAAGATAGTTTTTTGCATAAGGATAAGGAAGACAAGGCTTTGTCTTTAATTAGTTTTATGCGTGGATTGCTAGTTGGTTATTTCTCTACTTTGAGTGGTGGTAGCTGGACACCCGACACAGAAGGTCGTTCCCACCTTATCACCGACTATTTGGAAGTTCGCATGAAGGCTATCTTTGAAGAGCTTGTAATCAAGAAGACATCGACCATCGGAGGTAAGGAAATCATTTCCCCTGCTGGTGGTGTAGCCGCTTACAAGGTAGATGAAGTTACTGTGACATACAAGGAAGTGTCACAGAAGGCTTATCGTTGCTATTTCCTCGCAGAGCAAGATGGCGACAAGGTAGACAACGACTTTGCCATGGAAGACCAAGTACGCTCGGAGTCATTCAACTTGAATGCAGGAAAGTACCACAAGACAGGTAATCACTTCTTATGGCGATTGGTTATCGGAAGAGACGAAGAGCCTGTGGCGTTAGAAGGAAAGAAGTATCACTACATCGACCTCTCGGAGACGGATTGCGCTACAGGTAGCGATGTTCCTATGAAGGGCGATGTACTCAGCCAGTGCGGTAATAGAAGCGACCCTATGAGACAAAGTTGCTTGGTATTCTCAGCGGTTGACACCTATGCCCCTTGCCTTGCGCTCTATTATGGCATCAACAGCTATTCCTTCGATAACAAGGAATATGTGGAGTATGGTGTTGACAAGAGCGGCGACAAGCCAAAGGCATTCTTCCGTTCCTACGGCGATGCCTATATTGGCGACCGTCCAACAAAGGATAACAACTACGAGGGTGACAGTTACGTTAAGTACGATAGCGAGCAGAAGAAAGTCATCATCAAGGCTGAGTTGTCCGTTAAGTCCACCTTGCAAGGAAACACCTTGGAAGAAACGTTCAAGGACATACAAAAACAATTTGACCGGAAAGCAGAAACTTGGTATCAAGCAGAAGACCCTAGCATAGCTTGGGAAACAGACTTGGAGAAGTCCGAGCACAAGGGCGACCTTTGGTATAACACAACCAATGGAGAGACCTCTTATTGGAACGGCTCTTCTTGGCAGAAGCAGGACATACCAGATGCCGTCTTCGACATGATAGACGGCAAGTCCAGCATCTACGTTAGCAAGCCATCGTCTTACGAGGAATGTGACCTTTGGATTTTGGAGGCGGCGTATACCCTCGGCGGTGTGGCATACACCAAGGGCGAGCTTGTGACCGCCATCAGAAGCAACACCACTTTCAACGCAGCCGATTGGACAAAGAAGGTGATTTATACCGATGATACGGAGGCGAAGAAGGCACAGGCAAGCATCAAGGAGACGCAGACCAACCTCACCAATCTTGGTAATACAGTTAAGTCAAACAGGGATGCTTTCGATAAGTTTACGGAGGATGGTTACTTGGATAGTTCCGAGATTGCCGCCATCGCACAGGACTCTAAGCGTTTGGAGGATGCCTTTGCCGCAGCCGAGAAGTCATATAACGAGGTTGCCAACTCTGATGTGCTGAGTGGAACTAGCCAATTGACCGACCTTAAGGCTGCATTCGGAACGGACACGACAGGATTGCTTGGTGCGAAGAAGGAACTCATCGCCTATATCGCCGACATCGTGACTAGGTACAATGCGGCTGATTCCGATGGCAAGAAGAACATCAACAGCCGTGTTGCGACTCTCTACGACAATTTCCAAGCGGCATACGATACCTTCTACAACAAGCTTGGCTTGGCTAGCGCATACATCACAAGTACCATCATAGGAAAGTTGAATGCTGTCATAGGCGATGTGGCTACCTACAATTACTTGAAGGAAGCTTTGAGCGAGAACGCAAGTACCGACATCAACGGTGGACTCATCCTCAGCTCCCTCATCGCCTTGCGTGACCCTAAGACTGGATATGTGCAGAGTGGTATCAATGGTATCGTGGACAATACCGCCAAGGGCAACGGAATTGCAACATGGTGGGGTGGCTACATGAACGATGGACAGGTCGTTGGTTTCGACGACAAGGGGGATGTCACCAAGAATGCAGCTACTTCTCTTATTCGCTTTGACGGTTCGGGCTACTTGGCAAATGGTGCTATCTATTGGGGTGTTGACGGAAAGGTACACGCAGACCCTACATCTTTCATCATCAGCGAGAAGAACCTTGGTGCATACCTTGCTTTCTTCGAGCCTACATGGAAGAGTGGAAGCGATGGCTCTAGCATCAAAGACCTTGTGGCATTGACACCACAAGCTCCTTTCAAGACACTCACCGTTAGTAACGATTTGTCCGTGGAGGGAAAACTTAAGATTGGTAGCATTACCCTCAGTGTGGTAAATGGTGCTTTGAAGATTGACGGCAATGTGTATTCCACAGGTGGAATGAGCGCATACGGCGATGGTACTAACAATGGTGGTGGCGGTGGCTTGGTCGCAAGCGTGAAGAGCTACACAGACATCATCAAAGGCACGTATACAGACAATGACTTGGCAAGCATTCCTAACGCTTATGCTATCAAGGCTCTCAGCAGCCGAATTGACAACATAGCCACAGAACTTGGCGGTCTGAGCCTATCTTGGAATAACATTACGGGTAAACCATCAACGTTTGCACCTAGTGCGCACACCCATAAGTGGACAGAAATCACTGACCGCATCACGAAGGTAAGCCAGCTTACTAACGATGCTGGGTATCTGACTGCCCATCAGTCTCTCGCAAGCTATTATACCAAAGCGGAGATTGATGCAAAGGGCTATACTACCAATAAGGGTACTGTTACATCTGTAGCACTTACTCTTCCTACTGGTTTGACTTGTGCAACAAAGACTATCACAACAAGCGGTACGTTTGCCATTAGTCTTGCCTCGGGTTACTCTATTCCTACTACTGCAAAGCAGACAGCTTGGGATGGTGCGGTATCGGCAAAGCATACTCATAGCAATAAGTCTGTACTGGACGGCATTTCATCCACTAAGGTAAGTCATTGGAATAGTGCCTATGACTGGTACGCCCTTATGACTACTGACGAGGAGACTGCGGACGGAATTATCAATAAGTGGAACGAGGTGGTGAGCTTCCTCGCCAATATTGCGCAGACAGACACTTTAAGTGGTATCGTTGACGGAATCAACAAGTCTATATCTGACGAGGTAGCAAGAGCGAAAAAGGCAGAAGGGGTAAATGCTTCGGGCATATCCGCAAACAAAGGGAGTATCGCCACCTTGCAAGGCTACTTCACAAACGGTTCAGCGAAGAAGGCTATCCAGCTTACTAATGCTCGCAAATTGTGGGGAAATTCGTTCAATGGCACTGCTGACATCAATGGAAACATCATCGTGCCTAGTGGAAAGTATATCTCCATCGGTAACATAAAGATGGAGTATGATGCAACCAATAAGGCGTTGAAGATTACGAACACTACGACTAACGAGGTGGCAAACCTCTATACTAGTGGTGGTGTTTCTGCCTATGGTGTTGGGATATCCTCATCCAGTGGTGGCGGCTTGAACGGCAGTGTGAAGAGCTATGCAGATGCCTTGAAGCTTGCGTCTGAATCTCTGAGTGAGATAGCATCTGCCTACTCTATCAAGCAGCTCTCTACTAGAATCACGTCACTGGAAGGTGGCAGTGCTACATCAATATCCGTATCGGGCGGTGGTAATGCGGTTACGTCTGTTACAAAAAATGGCACTACTATCAGCGTTGTTAAGGGTAGCACGTTTAGCCTAAGTGGGCATACCCACAAGTGGGCAGACATCACGGATAGACCATCTTCGTTGAAGAACCCAAGTGCCCTCTCATGGAGCGGATATTCAAGCGGAAGCTATGATGGTAGTGCAGCAAAAAGCATAAGCATTCCGAACAACACGAACCAATTGACGAATGGAGCAGGATTCATTACAGCTAGCGCAAGCATCACAGGTAACGCCGCAACAGCAACCAAGGTGAACCACTCCCTTTCGGTCTTCGGCAAGTCATTCAATGGTTCGGCTGATGTGATGATTGCGGACACGAACTTGATTACTTCCATATCAACAGCCACAGCGAACTTGACCGACAAGACGGAGATTCTTACTTCCTATGCGAGCGACAATGGATTCAACGACAGCAACTCCAAGAATAGGATATATAGGAGACCAGCATCGGCAATATGGGGTTACATCAACAGCAAGACCATCTCCAATGCGGATAAGTTGGATAATGTCCACCTCAACGGCATATTCACCGCTTTGAGCAACACGAACAATGGAGTGAGCATGACAATCGGAACGGTTGCAAAATCGTTGGCGAACATGCAAGTGTACTCGGCAACCAAGTTGGTGACGGCTAGGAACATCGCCCTTAACGGCGACCTTACGGGTAATGCCAACTTCGATGGCTCTGCCAACATCACCATCAATGGCTACATGAGCTATTGTAATGCAACCGCCAGCAACACCAACACTTATCCTTGGCGAAGAATAGCTAAGGTGAATGAGATTACAGGTAATTATTCAGATGGCTGCATCTTGCTCTATATCTCTGAAGGCTTCAATGGCGGCTATTATGGAATAGCTAGGGTCTACATAAGAACGGATAACCTCTCCACAGGTGCAAACGCAAGTTGTAGCATTCAGTGGATTTCACGCAACGGCTACGGTTTGGACAGCTTGAAGATTGCAATGTACAAGACCACAGGCAAGGCATACTATGATGTGTTCCTTAAGATGCGTGGCGCGTATGCTTCTGTTGTAATCAGAACGTTGCAAGACCAGCGTGGTGGCTTGGGCAAGAGATTCACCTTGGTTAATAGCACGGAGACAACCAACGCCGCAAGCCATACCGAGGCATACGCAACCATTGAGGACGCAGCGACCGCCATTCACAACCAAGCCTACACAAGCATCGCACAAGGCTCTGACGTGGCAACGGTGCATAATGCGGACATGGTGGACGGAATACATGCCAGCGGATTGTTTACGAACTTGTCTAACAGCGGGAACAGCTTGTCTATAACGGTCGGAGGAACAAACAAGACGCTGACCGTCAACTATGCGAGCAATGCAGGAAATGCCGATACGTTGGATGGGGTTCATGCCTCTGGCTTGTTTACCAATCTGTCTAATAGTGGGAATAACATTTCCATTACCATTGGCGGCACGAATAAGACGTTGACAGCTGCCTATGCCACGAATTGTGACACCGTGGACGGCTATCATGCTCAGTCAGGAAGTAGCAAGCCGTATGGCAAGATTCCTGTAATTGGAACTGATGGCGTGATAGAACTTGGACATTACATTGATTTCCACCACGACAACACCACAGGCAGCGACTATTCCGTAAGGTTGCAGACCAACGGCAACCACGGCAATGTGGTAACGCTTCCAACGGCGACAGGAACCTTGGCACTTACATCGGACAATGTAGCCAGTGCCACGAAACTTCAAACCGCAAGAACCATCTGGGGACAGTCGTTCAATGGAACGGCTAACGTGAGCGGTGCTTTGAGCGGTGCGACCACCATCAGCGCAAGCAACACCATCAGTACCACCTTGCAGAATGGTGCGCTTAAGATTGGCAACAAGTTAACTCCTATTAGTGCCATTGATGAGCAAGTTATTTTCAACACAGGTGCGGCTATTCGCTTTGGCGAGAAAAACTGGAATTTGGATGAGTGGGCAGGATTGAAGTACACTCATAGCAACAAGACTGTCTACCTTGGCATTGCGGACGGAAGTGTGTTCAACGCAAATAATGCGCAGAGGTATGGTAAACTTCAGCTTAAGGCAATAGATAGAATACTGTTTGATTCAGATTCCGACAGCTTTCAAATACATTATGATAATAGCAATGATTGTCTTCGTATTGGCTCTTCTGATAATAGTGGATACGTATTAGTTTCGGATATTGGTAATTGGGACACAGACGGCGCAGATGAGAAAGTTGCTAATAATTGGCTCATAAGTACAGATGGTTCTGGTTCGTTTAAGAGAATTTATTGTCCAAGTATTTATACTGCTAATAGTATTCCTTCTACACCAGACAAAGCTTTGTTGCTTTCGGGGAATGTTATACGAGAATATCATCGTGGTGGCTCACCTTATTATAGTTCCATTATATTTAATGATACCACTTTAGCTTTAAGTGCTTATGGTAACATAGGGCTTACTAGCACACAAGGTATAACCATCGATGGTGGAAGTGGTACAATATCAATGGTAGCATCTGGTGGTTTTGACGTAACTTATCGTGCTGCTAGTCTCAGCGTCTCTCAAACAGGGGCTTCGGAATATACTTGGACTTTTAACCATGGCTCTATCAAGACAACAGGCGGCATAACAGCTTATCAGTCTTCCGATGAACGCTTAAAGCACAACATACACGGCGTTGACAGCTTGGCTATCATCAAGGCAATGGGTGGAACGGTGGCATTCCGATACAATGAAGACGACAAGGCTAGCATCGGATGGATTGCCCAAAGGGTTCTTCACAACACATTGATGCAAGACCTTGTGGAGAAGGACGAAGACGGCTATCTTAAGATTAACTATTGGTCGCCAAAGCTGATTGCTGTAGCATTCGGTGCTATCGAGCAGGTGGGCGATGAGGTCAGCAGGTTGAAGGCTCGGGTGGTCTTCCTCGAATCAGAGGTTCAGCGATTGAGTGGAAAGCAGGGCAGCAGTGACAAGAAGAGATTAGATAACAAGAATATTAATTTATTAAATTAGATTAGAAAATGGAGAATTTAAAGATTAACAAGAAGAGTGAACAGACAACCGCCACTTATACCAAGGGCGGCTATCGAGTAGAAATTACCTACAATGTTGACAAGACGGGTGGCAACATCGAGAGCATCAATATGAGTATCTACGCAGATGCCAATGGTAACTATCTCTGCAATGCGAACGCAAGCTACAACGGCAGCGAGCTGACCTACAATATCAGCGGCATCCCTCAGAGCAAGCTCAGTGAGGTATCAGCATTGATTGAGGAGGTTAATTCCGCTATCGCCGCTAATATGGCAAGCGAGGCATCAGAGTAAGTATTAACGCAGGGTGGCTCTTATAGAGCTGCCTTGCCTGGTGTTTTAAGTTCTAAAGATTAGCGTATGAAACGATTTATGTTATGGCTTGCGAAAGTGTTCAATGTAACAGTAGAGCGAGTTGTTACTAAAGAAGTTGTAACAGAATTAGAAACTAAAGTTGAATATTAAAAAAATAAAGATTATGTCTTACAATAGTGAAACTGGAATTATTAGTGCTCCTGTTAGCATTGATGATGTTAAACGAGCTCTTGGAGAGAGTAGCAATGACCTTGCTACTCTTTGTAAGAGTGAAAATATAAATATATGGAGTAAGTATAAACCTATTAGTTGTAAAGGTGAATTTAAAGAATATCCTATTAGAGAAGACTCTGAGGAAATAGTAACATCTTCATATAGTAAATATACTTGTGTTGTTCGTTGTGGTATGAATATACCTATGGACACTTATAAGAACTTACGTAATAATTATGGAGGAGAAGGTTTTGCAATTAAAGGTTGTGACAACTTTCGTATAGATAATGTATATGGTAGAACTGGCGGTATTCATGATAATACAAGTACAAGTGTATCAGGAAAACATTTTCCAAAAGGTGGTGCTAATTCTCCTTATAGATTAAGTGATTTTAGAAACTATAATAGTAAAGCAAAAACTAATATGTTTCTAACTTCTATTCCTGAATTACATACTGTTGAAATTTATTATTCTTCAACTCCTAAATTTAATTGTGTTCTATATAAGAATACAAATGTTGATAATAACACAAATCTTACAATGGATGATATAATAACTGATTTATCTTTAGGTTGGTCTTTTTGGATTCAAATTCGTTATGATTCACCATATAATGTTACTGATAAGATTTATAAAAATTATTATGTTGGTAATTGCCAAAAACCAACAGATTATGTATACGCTAGTAAAGAAATAACTTTTGATATAGGTAGTGGAGATAAGCTTATTAATGTTGTGCCTTTTTTAGCATATACTCGTAATGCAACTTTATCTGATAATACAAAAATAATTTTTATAAAGAGTCAAGGTGCTATTTCTTTTAAGTATTATCCTAGACTAATTAATATGGAAAGTATTAAAAGTGGTTCTAGTGGTTTTGTTGATTTCTCATCATTGAAAGAATTAGTTGGTGGTACTTGTATTTGTAAAGCAAGAATACATAAACTTCCTGATGCTACATTTACAGTTACCGATGGTATGTTTAGAAGTGTTTGTGGATATGGTGACAATAAGATAACATACGGAAGAGGTTATGTATCTAATAGCTCTGGTCAAGGTATAAATTCTGTAACTGTCCCTAAAGGTAATATAACAGATTATGTTGATATATATATAAGATTTGATACTGTTTATGAAGGAGGTTATTATGGACAAAGATGTCAATTATCTTTTGAAATTAATATAGATGGTGGATGGAAACAAGTTCCTCCAGGAGGTAGTTATATTATGCATTAAAAAGCAGATGTTCTTAATATAACAAATATGCTAGAAATGTATTTGTGGTTTACGTTCTCACCGAGAAAGCAGACACGTTGCGACCTAGTGATTATCCAACGTGGGGAAGCTGATTTTAAAAATCCGTAAATTTTGCTCCTCCTGCATTGCTATTCGGAATTATTTTCTTAACTTTGCACTGTTAACAGGAAATGTATTCTGCTATGGCAATCTGGCGAAGAATATTGTATAACATAAAAATAAAGAAACAATTATGAAAAAGATTAAGACAATCGAGGCGGTTAACGCCTACAAGACATTGAAGGGCTTTAAGACAAGCTCTTTGAGTGAGGAAACTATGCTGGCGGTATGGAAGAACATGAAGGCTCTCCGTTCCATCGCCGACACCTTCGACAAGGACAAAGAGGAGGCGCAGGAGTCCTTGAAGGATGACAAGTTCGAGGAAATGCAAGGCAAGCTCAAAACCGCACAGGAGAACGAGCGCAAGATGAAGGAAGAGGGCTACACCTACACCAAGGAGGACACAGACCTCTTGCAAGAGGTGAACGCCTACTTCGCTGGCTTCAGCAAGAAGACCATGGAGTACTTCAACGAACTCGCCGACAAGGAGGTCGAGGTGGAAATCACCGAGGTCGAGGAAGCCGAGCTGCTTAAGGCTATCAAGGCTTGCGAGAAGAGCTTCGATGACATGGAGATGCTCGCTTGCATCTGCAAGTAACGTAAAAGAAAATGAGAATGTTTCTTTATTGTGGGCGGCTGATTATTTCGGTCGCCCATCATTTTTTACTTACAATCTGTAATTTACCCCCACCATTTTTGCAGCCATCTACTTTCAGGTTGTTACTTTTCGCAAAGTTTAACACAAAAATATTTTCATTTCCGATGGTCTTGTGCAAAAAAGTGTATTTTTGCACCATCATTTAATTTTTAATCAACCCTATAAATCAACGAATTATGACTAAAGAAGACGAAGCCGAAGTTCAACGGCTATTGAATAATGTGGACGTTACCGAGCTGATGGATATGCTTAAGAAGCATGGTAATCGGTATAGCAGGAGAATATTGAAGTTCTTCCGCTGGTTCTGCAAGTATGTGCCTATCATTATTATGTGCTTTCATGCTTATGGAATATGTGAGTTCTCTCAGCATCCCCGTGAGATGTTTATCCCCTATAATGAAAATATGCCTTGCTATATCTTTATTTATTTCATGGTTTACGTCCTGCCGATGGTGACTATACTGGCAAGTAGATTTTTCTTCTTGTGCCAGTGGTATCGCATTCCATTTATATACTACTTAGGCATCAATGCGGCTCATATTGTAGAGTGGAGTTGGTACACAACTAAAGATATGGTGGATTCCTGCTTTACGGTCATGGTCGTGACAACTATATTCTATTTGTATAGCTTTGCTAGAATGTTTGTTAATGATACGAAACTAGGACGTAAAATTTGTGCATAAGATATGGGAAAGATATTGAATTATAAGATACTCGGAACGGCTCTAAAGTCGCTGAGTGATGCTTGCTTTAAGGCAGACGAGCAACAGCGAAATGGCGAGAAGGTCACCGCTTGCGGAATGAGCGATGATGATTTGGATAGATTGTGCGACATTATCCCCGATATGCTCAATCCGATGATGAGCACCGAGGAAGTCAAGGAGAAACTGCACGTTTCTGATGCAACATTGAATCGTATGGTTGCTAGAGGTGACATCCCGAATGGCGTGTGCAAAAAACGAGGACACACCCGATATTTTAAGAAGTGGGATATTCTGCACTTCATAAAAAGCAAGAGAAAATCATAACGTATAAGCCCTATCGCAGCACGGATAAGCGAGCATATATGAGTATGGATTATATGTTTTGTACTTTGATTATAGTAGCGATACTGCTAATCATTAACAGCACGTTCATTGCATACCTATACATTACTTATAAGTATAAGACGATAGATAAGTTCTTCTTAGCTTGGGTAACGGTGTCAACTATGATGTTGACAATGTGGTTCGGAGTAGGATTGTATCTGTACTTTGAACATTTCTTATAAGTTAAAGAGAGGTAAGTGATTACCTCTCTTTTTTTACATTTTCAAGAAGTCTTCTACATCAATGTACTCAATTCCGAATTTCTCCGCACACTGTTTGTCGGAGTCCGAGAAGTCTCCTTCTTTTCCGCTAGCATCACCTATCATAATCAGCTCACTCTTCTTCCAAGAAGAATACGATTCTAGCATTCCGGTATTTGGCTTTCTCATTCCTATCTCTGCATGCGATGGGCAATACATAGAGTTGACGAATATATTTCGTCCGGTATGATTGCGAAGATATTTTTGCATAAAGCTTTCAATCGCTTTTATCTTTCCTATGAAGTCCTGTTCGTCAACGAATTGAGGGATGCCTCCTTGGTTTGAAACTATTTCCACATAGTAAAGAGTAGGGAACACCTCTACAATCTTATCCAAAACCTCTTTACGGATTTTGAAATCTGTCACATCTATTGGAAATTTGTTTCCTGAAATAGTCTTGATAATAGTATCATCTAAATCTATGAACAATACTTTTTTCTTGATAAAATATCCTTTTCCTGTCATATCTTTGCTTTCTATATTGTTGTTTAATAGGTATGTTTTCTAATATAGAGTTCGAAAAAACACAGTTGTTATGGTGTGTCTCACCTTTTTAGTAATGCAAAGATACGACAAAAAAGACAGACTTGCAAATAAATTAATGCAAATTTTAAAACGTTATCTGTTTTTAATGAAATCTTTAATAATTCTCGTAATAGAATCTTCCTTGATCGCCATTGGAGCATCGCCTTGGTACTCTATTACTTGGTTGCCACATTCCTGCCAAAACAAATTGCTATTAATACGTTCTCCATCAACTAATAGCCAATTTGAATGAAACTCAAATGAATGCATCTTAGTTAACGGAACAAGAATAAACATATTATTCTCCTTCTTGTTCACTAGTACAGACAAGTCTGAATCATCAAATGTGATGATAACTTGATTTTCATTCTCGGAAAGAACGTTGTAATCCTCGTTATAACGTTCGAAAAGATAATTTTTAATGCTAGAACAACTCATATTCTTGTAATTTTATAGGAGGGCAGATGGAAAAATCCAAGGTCTGCCCGCCAAGTTAAACTTATAAGGAAATCTTCTATAATATAGACTGGCAAAGCCATCCCATGAGATAGCATGGTTCTTCGCCTTGCATGTCTATTCCCAGATGGTTGCATATATGTGCAACCACATGGAACATTTCATGTGTGAGGCTGTTTATATACTCACCTTCAGATGTTGACTTACAGATAAGGACTACACTTGTGTTCTTTGAAACATTTGTGTATGTCAAGCCTTTGTTTGATGAATTGGTTGAGATGTGGTCGTATGCATCCAGCAATGGTTGCCCTTTACAATCAATGGAACTTAGTACATCTATAGCCTCATCAACCTCTTCTTGATTAACAACATGACATACAATCACATTCCAATCATATTTCTCTAAGTAAATTTCTTGTTTAATCATAATACATCATCCCATGGTATGCCGATACCGTTATGGTTGCAATCGGCATAAAATCTATTGAAAATGAATCCATCCTCTTGGTCTGGGTCATCCACCATATCCTTAATAAATTGAGCCAAAGCAGCTTCATCCTTTAAAGAGGACTTAAAGAAATCGGCTCTAGCCATGTTTGCGACATAGACAAAATCGTAATTGTCAGCATTCTCCAACTTTACGTTGTTGACTTTAAGGAGTTCCTCCACAGTGTCTTTTTCTGTAGGTTCTACTCTTTCTAACTTGCCTGTCGTTGCGTTTGTCTTGCGCATTAAGGTGATAGCCCAATCACACATCTTTTTATTGAAGTGCCATCCATTATAGCGAAGGTATGCAATCATTCCTTCGGGCTTCATGTCGTATGCATCAAGTGGTATTTTGTATCTTCCCATAACTGAAATTTTTAAGGAGGTGGAGATTTCTCCCCACCTCAAAGTGTAATACTAATAGCGATAACCGCCACCTCTGCGACCACCATGTCTTTCACCATAGCGGTCTTCATCGTCATCCCAATTGTCTCGGTAATCCGGCATTGGGTTTCTGTGACCCATTCGTCCATACTTGTCATCACCCATTTCATCAATGCAGTGCATGAGTTTACCACCATACTTAAGCATCTTCTCTACAAGTTCTGACATTTCATTTACCTTGTTTTCGGTAATTTCTATCATGTATCCCATAATGATTTACTTTTTTGTATTAACTTTCTCCAAAGCCATTGACAACATAGACTTAATATCGGTCAAAGTTCCCTTCATTCCGCTGACCTCGCTTTTGAGGTTATTGATGTCTTCTTCCTGTTGTCTGTCTTTGGCTATTTGTGGATTCAAGATGGCACGCATCTTTGCGCACTCTTCCATAACCTTTTTGTGGTATGACTCGCTTTCCACAATCTCCTTAGAATGCCGATACATAGCCTCAACTTCTGCATCCATGGCTTCACGACTTTCAGAAACCACGAGGTTCTCTGAGTTTGCGATTTGCATATTGGATGGGAGTTGTTTGAACTCCATTTGCTCATTCGGCAATTTCACGACAACATCAACGGTAGTCTCCATTGGTTGTGGGTTGAATTGCCCAGGAGTATATGTTGGGAACTTAGGTTGTGGGTTACTGACCGACACAACCTGTCCGATTTTGAGACTTGGGTTTTCACCCTTGTCAAGCACATAGAATATGCTGTTAGGTCGAAGTCCTTGAAACATAGCTTTGTAATGTTAATTGTTAAACAATACCCGTCATTAGCTGAAGGGTGTTAGTATCTCGCTCGAACCAAAACTGATAAACTCCAGTTCCTGCAATATCGGCTACCGTCAAAGGATTGCCGTTGAACTTAGTTACAGCTTGGGTTACGCCATTGGTCTCGAAAAGGATTGGCAGCGTATTTGTCGTACCTGTCGGAATGGCTTGATGTAGGTTCACAAAGATAGTTCCCCTATAGTTAGCATTCACGAAGGCGTGGTTTCTGAACGAGAAAACAACATTTTCGGTGTTCACCACCACGCCTGTAGATGCGATAGCTGCCGAGCCGTTACGATTAACCCATGCAAAAGGTCTCATCCATAACATAGCAGCCTCCTTTCTTTAACCCCAGAATCCGTTGTTGGCAGCATTCAAACCATACAGACCAGCCTGATAAGCGACACAATTAGGAACCGCAGTAAATGGGCTGTAAGGAGTAGTTACCGTCTCTGGCAACTTACACTTGATACCAGCCACCTCACTCTGCAAGCCAGCCAATACCGCATTGATAGGTGCTACAGCCTGACCCACAATCTGTGATGTCATAGCGGAAGACTTAAAGGTACTGTTCTCCTCACGAAGAGAATCAATCTTGTTCTGCATCTCACGCATCTCAGCCTGCTTCTGACCGTCAACGATGGTCTGAGTGCTCTCCTTGATAGCGTTGTGCAAGTCACAAGTCTGGCGCTGGGTCTCGTAAGCCACGTTAGAGAAGCCACGCTCCTGTCCTACGGCTACATTGTTGATGGCATTCTGCAAAGTGCCAGTCTGCTGACACATAGCCAACTTGACGTTTCCGTCCATAGCCGTAATATTGTTATTTACACGGCAGCAGCAATCAGCGAGTTGTGATGCAATCTGCATATTACCTTGCTGAAGAGCGTTGATAGTTTGCATTCCGCTCATGCCTACTTGGTTGCCCACGTTCTGGACTTGGGTAGTCAAAGCAGAGATTGCTTGCTGAATCTGTCCTTCTGTACAATTGAGCTGGGTAGCGAGATTACTGAGTGCATTACGATTGCCACCGATTGCATCCATAAGCAAGGAACGACCATAGTCATTGTTGATTTCATTAGCAAGACCTGCGCCATTGCCACGGCCACCAAAGCCGAAACCATTACCGCCCCAACCGCAGAAGCAAAGGATAAAGAGCAGCCAAATGAACCAAGAACCATCACCATTGCCGAATCCGTTATTACCCTTCATCGCAAGAAGAACGTTTGGGTCAACGCCTCTCTGTTGGAGCAAAGGAGCTATCAAGCTCATCATTCCTCCATTGTTACCTGAACCCTCTGGATTAAAAACATAAGTTTTTGATGTCTCCATAAGAATAATCTTTTTGTGTTAAACCTTAATTAAACTAACTCTATGTAACGTTACGGCTGCAAAGTTACGAATAATAAGCAAAAGGTTTAATAACTCTATCAAACTTTCTTTTATCCGCTAATAATCAAGTAGTTAAGGTGATAGGAGGTAATATCATACTTTCGAATGGGCGAAAAAACAAAGGCTTGTTTGCAAATTCCGTTTGCAGAAAACAAAAAAATGCAAACGGAATTGCAAACGGAAACTAAGCGCACACAAATTTAAAGCCAAACTTTCGTGTATAGTATTCCTCTTTCGGATGTCTTTTCGTCTCGGAGTCATAGCAGAGAATAAACGGCTCACCCTTAGAGTAGAAATAGTTATAAGACTTTCGCAAATACATCTTCGCATTCAAAGCCTTTGGGGAGAGTTTTCTTATTCTTAACCTTGTTTCTTGAGGCTTACCCGACAACACTCTAAGTTCGTCCATTTTATATTGCATATGCAGCTTTCTGCCTTTATTGGCATACTTTTCTTTATTCCAATAGTTTCTCAAAGACTTGTTACGCTCTTTGCGAATTCTGTCTGCCGTTTCTGCGTTATGTTTCAATCCAAGCTTACTGACCTGTCCTAAAATTGTCGATTGAGGAATATTCGTTACTTCTGATATTTCTCTGGCCGTCATCGTTTGGTACATGTCGGAGATTTTACGGATAGTCTCATTATTTAATTTATTGTCTATTTTCGTTCCACCTAAAATAGTGATATACTTATATAATGTATGTAAGGTTACACCAGCAGCCTTGGCTACTTCCTTTCGTGGGTAGTCATTGATATGGGCTTTGATGTAGTCCATCTGTTCCTGTGTCAATCTTCTTGGCATTCTTCGTCCTCCTCAAAAGAAAATCCATATTTGTTCTTGTAGTATTCCTCATCCATCCTTCGGGTGTTCCGGTCATAACCTAAAATGTATGGTTCATCTTCAAAACCGAAATACCCATGTTTCGTAATGAGATTGTATTTGGCGTGATATGCTTTTGCAGGTAACTCTGAAAATCTAAGATTCGTTTTCTGCGGAATGCAGGACATAAATCTGAGCTTTTCTGCACGCATAGTTCTTTTCCAACTTTTTACCCTCTTATTTATTATTGCTTTCTCATACGCTTTCTTTAAGTTTGCCAAACTATTCTTTTTAAGTCTTTCGATAGTTTCTTTCGAATGAGTAAGCTTTAGTCTTTTTGCCGCCTTTCCTACTGTAGATGGATGACACCCTACAATCTCGGCAATCTCTTTGACCGAATGGTTAGGATAGAGATTTATGATTTGTTCATCACGTTTCCTGTTGGGTTGTGGAACAAATCTTTTGTGCTCAAAATTACAATCGCATTCGTGCAATATCTTATATAGGAATTTTACGCTGACACCCATTCTCTGTGCCAACTTATATCTTGGTCGCTCATTTACGTGCGCCTTAATGATGTCTATTGTATCTTGTTCTATTATCTTCATTTTTATTCAGTTTTTTTATGGTGTGACTCACCTGTATTTGCAAAGGTAATGAGATTTTATTGATAGAGCAAATATTTTAATGTGTTATAACTTAGTTTAAAGAAAAATTTGATTATTTGCACAAAAATTAATTGTGTAGTTATCCGGTATGATTATTTTCACATTATTATATATTAATGATTATCTTTGCAACAAAAAACATAAGGAAATGTCAGCGGAAACTATTCAATTAATACAGACGGGAATAAATCTTCTTTGCGCATCGGGAGTTATCTCTACGTTGCTGTACTATAATAGTAGAAAACGAAAGGAGGCGGCACTCGCATCACAGGAAGAGAATAAGACGATTTCATCATATGCCGATGAGTGGAAGGCTCTCTATGAACGTTCCAACGAGTCGGTCGTTAATCTTAACAGTAAAGTAGATGAATTGTATGAGGAAATCAACCAATACAGAATTACGATACGCAATCTTAGGGACGAGAAGAACGATTTGAAGCTTGCCTTGCATGAGGCACAATGGAATAGATGCATCAAGGATGGATGTCAACTTAGAACCCCACCAAGAAAGCGAGAATCCTTAGAATCGTTGGTTGAAAAGGAAGAAGATGCGATATATCGTGATAGGGAGGATTAAGTTATGATAAAGTATCTGAAATTACTCATACAAGTTAATAGCGGACATTCAAGCAAGGCATTCTTTTTAGTGTCCGTTACTCTGATAGGTTTCTTGATGCTCCTGGTTGTCTGCTTTATCTTAGTGTGGGAAGTGGTAACTTATGGGACTATCAAGACCGATTTGATGGGGTTAAGTGCATTTGTTGGTAGTGTGGCTAGTTTGTTCGTCACGGCTGGCATTACCAAGACTATAGGGGAACGTGGCGAACATCAAAGCGAAAAAGATAAATAGACTATGGCAGACTCAAGTATTTTAAAACCATTCATTCTCTCATTCGAGGGTGGATATTCTAACAAAAAGAGTGACAGGGGAGGCGCAACGATGAAAGGTGTGACCCTAGAGACGTTCCGTAAAGTTTATGGTGCTAGTAAGACCGCATCGGACTTGAAGAAGATAACCGATGAACAATGGCATCACATATTCAAGAAATATTATTGGGATGCTTGCAAGGCTGACCAAATCAACAACCAGTCAGTGGCTAATCTCTTGGTTGACTTTGCTTATAATAGTGGAGTAAGCAGAGCCGTACAAAAGATTCAAACTATCGTAGGAACAAAAGCTGATGGCATCATGGGTAATATGACCTTAGCTGCTATCAATTCATACAAACAAGGTCAATGGGCGTTGTTCGATAAGCTGAAGGTGTCACGAATTGCCTTTCTCAATGCGATTGTGAACAATGACCCAAAGCAAAGTGTGAACCTGCATGGATGGCTTCGCAGGGTTGGAAATATACAATACGGAAAGCTCGTATGTAATAACGGAAAGATAATCACTTGGTAATCTATATAGGGTTCAACTTATGATACACCCTATTTTTATATATTTTTCAAATTCTTGACAATCCAAGAACCTATTGTTATATTCTCTTCTTTAGCTTTCTGCTTTATAATTTCTGCTATATCTTTAGGTATTCTAATGTGTAAATATACATGATTTAGTGCTTTTCGTCCAGATCCTTTTCTTGCACCGCCTCGTTTAGATGTTTTATTACTATTCATATCTAGTATTTAATGCTTGTGTTTAATAGACCCTCAACATTCCGGTTGGACAGAATGACGTGCCGTATTTCTTGTCAATCTCACCCAAGTAGAGTGTAATCTTTCGGCAGCACTATTTCTGCGATACTCGTATTGTTCTTTATTAAGATAAGCCATAAAGTTGCTTTGACCGTGATAGTGAGGGCTTAATATCTTTTTGTTTTCTTTCCGTTTATGTATTCTTCTTGCCACACCTCATTATAATCTGATATATCGTCTGAATAGTAACAGATTATGGTTACTTGCGCAAGACCCGCATCTAATGATGCTGATTCTTTATAACGCATGTTTCCAGAGCCAATATCTAACGAATACTTCTTAGCCATTTTGACAGCTTCTCTATAATTGTCTGCTCCATCAAACTCTACACTTTCGTAATCGTCTTCCACGCTACCTTTTACGTGCTGTTTAAGAGCTATCTCGTATTTGGGATATACTGTCTTTCCATAGATATTTTTCATATCTTATGCCTTATCCGTGTTGGCGAGGGCTGATAAAAATTGTAATTTTAGTTTCTTAAACATAACCTTTTGGTCAAGGCTATCGGCAAAACAAAGAGAAATAGACTCTTTTAATTGTTCGTCCGTTCGGCAATCAATATAATCAGCATAAATAGCTTCAATATAGCTATTATACTTATTAAAATCATATTTTATAGAACCATCAGATAGGTGAACAATATTTTTTGTTCTTCTATCTATATTCTTGTTCTTTGGAACGTATAAAGTATTACTCATCCTTCAATTCTTTTAGTGCAAAATCCAAAAGCTTATCTATATCCATTGATAGCGAATAACAATTCTCGTCATCTATTCTTTCTAGCTTTTTTCGAGCACGATTTATTAATTCTATTACATTTTCTGTATTCATATATATATATCCGCTTAACCGTGATGCGTAGGGCTTAATGGATTATTAACCTTGTTTCTTAATTACATCGCAAAGATACAAACAATAATTGAAAGGTGCAACTAAAAACCAAAGATTTTCTTTGTAATTAATAATATTTTGCTGAAAAGAGTAGTCTCGTAAGGTTCATTAACAGAAAAGACTTATTTTTCACTTTTCTTGTTTTGCAAAAACGAAGTCTATAATTTGTATGGATATAGTAATATAAATGTTTATCTTTGCACACAAAAAGGAGGTTGATATGGAGCTTAGATTTGATTGGTGGCGTTGGCTCGTTACCATATTGGTAGGTTTCTTCATCATGCTGATGATGTACGGATGCCGGACAACAAGATATGTAGAAGTGGAAAAGGTGGTGCGAGACACTACTACTTACGCCCATTGGGACTCAATTATCAACGAAAGGGTCAAGCTTATTCAGGACAGCTTGCTATCTTATCATTGGGAGCAGACCGAAAAGCAGGTTAAGGATTCCACTTACATCAAGGATGATGTCAAGACAAGGGTAGATGAGAGTGGTAAGGTTCTAGGTAAGGATTCTACTCATATAGAGATTAGATACAGGGACAGCAAGGAACTATCCAAGGTTCGTGATAGCCTTATTCATTATAAGGAGATAGCAGAGCGAGCGAGTATATACAAGGCTCAGAGGGATAGCCTAAATAGAGAATTGAGTATCGCCCAGACCAAAAAGGAATATATTGAGAAAGACTTGGAGGGATGGGATTTGTTCTATTGGAAATTCGGTATGATTTCCTTTTGGGTCGTTTCCTTGATGCTGGTTACAATGATTTTCTTTCTCACGGTAAAATATAAGAAAAAGTTATTTTATTAGGTTGGTTTTTAGTTATTAAGGTTTTAGATTGGTTTAAGGTAACAACTTATGGAGCAGCTGCCAGTGATGGTGGTTGCTCTTTTTTTTGCCTTGAAAATGCCTTAGAGTGTTAAATGTTAAATTTGCAAGCGGTTTAATGTATTTGTAGTTTTATATACGTAACTAAAATTGTGTTGTGTGTTAAAAATGCGCAATAAGAGTAGAAGAACACATTAAAACCCTTGCAGTTTGAAAATAAATTAGTATCTTTGCAGCGTGCTTTGTTGGTGCTGACACGCTTACAAGAATCAATAAGATTTTCCGTGGCGAAAGCCACATCACGATAATCCTTACCAAGATTTCGGTGTCAGACGAATGAAGGGTAAGGATTTCTTTTTAGAATCCTTATTATGAGTCGAAACATCCTTAGATAGCTCTAGGTTAGCAATGGGCTATAACTGTTGGAGTAGGCGAAACACAGATAAGTTAAACAAATAAGGAATTTATGGGAAAGCATTATTTACATATACGTATGGACTTGGTAAAGAAGTACACCTATGGTGCGTCATCACAAGAAGTGAAGGCACACAAGGAGACGCTTTGCTTTGCTATTTGGTGTAAGATGCAACGCAGAAATTCTGTAATATTTAACTTAACCATCAAGGATGTAAAGAAAAAACTCGGTGTGGGCTATCCAAAGGCAAGAAAATTGCTAAAGGATGTCAAGGAGGATGGACTCTTTACAGAACTTGGTAACGGGCGATTTATCGTGAATACGTTCCGTGACAAAGAAAAGAAGCCCAATAAAAATGGAGGTCGCTTCCAAGGAGCTTACGTTTGTCGTATTCCTATTAATAAGGACTATAAGCTAAAGGAGTTATATTCTATAGTCAACAATATTTTGTACACATCGGTTATTAGTGGTGCTCGTCAAGACTGTTTTAACGTTGGCAACAATGATTGTGCTTGGCATCAACTAACTACTAACTCGTTTGCAAAGGTTGTGAATATGGGTCATGGCTCTATATGCCGAATCAAGAAGAATCTTATCAGCGAAGGTAAGATTAAGTCCACGTATGCGGAAATGCACATGGCAGATGATAGAAACGATGGAGAGATGGAACGAACATTGCAAAGGTTTGGTCGTAGGAACTTTACGTTTAACGTAGGTAACCTGCACTATTTAATCATACCTTGCTCTTACTCTTTTGGAGACCGAGAGACTTCTGTTGCTATCAAGCACAGAATCTATGGTTATAAATTGAAGGGACATCGAATGCAAATAAAGGAAAATGGCACAATAGGAAATCTACCTGATGACTTCTATGGTGGGTAAGTTCTATTTTGGACATTTTCATATTAGTAGTTAGTTGGAATAAGTATAGGAGTCTTTAAGAGACTAACGTGTTCCTTGATATATTACGTGTTATTATTATATATACGAGATTATGAAGAAGATAGAAGAAAAGTACTTGGAATCAGAACATCAAGTTAGAGCTTATGATGTTTATCTGAGTTCATATCGTGTGAAAGGTGCAAATCGAGTGTTGGCTTGTAGTCGATTGTATGATGGTGACAAATTCATTCGTGACAACTTCCTGGTCAACGAGCAACAAGCCGACAAAATAGAGGCTATGTTTGACTTGGTTAATAGAATATTGGAAACTTGTAAGGATATAGACTTGTTTACGATTCGTGTTTCAAACAAAACTTTTGCGAATTTAGTGAAGAATGCTGACTTTGCGGAAGAGTCTAATCGCTACTTTGGCAATATATCTAGATTCAAACGTCTGCTTGGCAAGAGGGAGGTGATAATTGTTATTCCCAATTGGTGTACCGCAAACAAAAAAGATTATGCTATTGACGAAATGGCAAAGGATTTGTATGCGAAGATACCTTCTTCCCGAGTCTTTTCGGGTTTCTGTATAAAGAAAAATTGGATAGAAAAGGGCTTTATCGAAGATTTGTGGGACTTGTTATGGAAAAACGGATGGAAACAGAAAGATGGAAACTATTGTGATGATTGGCGAACATTGGCAGGTGCTTACAACTCCGTTTTGCGAACAGGCAAGAATGCAAAGTATGGAAAGGTTCAACCTAAGAAAGAAGAAACTGTAGTGGAAAGAAAAAGGCTTCTTCCAAACTATATTTGCTATACCGATGGTAGTTGTGATAATTATTCCACTCATAAGGCTGGCGGTTCGGCTTATATCGTTGTGAACACGGCTACAGGGGAGTTGGAAAAGGTTAAGACACATCATTGCTTGCATACGACCTCAAATCGTATGGAAATGTTGGCTATAATATCAGCTGTTAATTATTGCCCGAAAGGTTCTGTCATAGAGGTTCGAAGTGATTCTAAGTACGCATTGAAAATGTTCCGCTATACAGATTGGGAGATAGGTGCAGATATAAAGAACCCAGACTTAATCAAGTTGTATCGTAAGTGTGCAAAGGACAAGCTTGTTATTTTGACTTGGGTAAAGGGACATAATGGTGATGATTTGAACGAACAAGCCGATTGTTTAGCTTTTGGAGCTTACGAGAAAGCTTTAAAAGAGAATGGCTTACCAATGGCTCCTGAGAAGTATCGTGTGTTAAGACGAGGCAAGCAAACGGTGTTTGAAACAGATAATTAAAGATAAATTTGATTTATTATGAAAGAGTTAGGTTTTGATAAGCTATACGTAAAGTTTAGCAATTTATATTGTGAGTATCGTAGTAGAAAGGATTTTTTGAAGTGGTTGAAAACTGCAAAGAATCCTTCTGAAAAGTTATTTGAAGTAAAGCCAAGTGAAGGTGGGGCATTTGATGTTCTGTTGACTTTTGAAGAGGCAAAGGATTTGTTCCCGATTATGGAGAAATCATTACCTAAGTACGAAAACGATATAAAACAAGTTCTGTTGGCTATAAAGGAAATGGGGCAACTTGAAGTAGCAAAGATTTGGCATGAGGATGATTGGGGTGATAGCTTTGTAGAGGATTTTTGTAAAACCCATGATATTTAATGAAGATACGAACATTTGAATTATGTGCCGGATATGATTCTCAACTGATGGCTTTGGAACGACTGAAGAAGAAACATTCTGATTTTGATTACGAGTGCATCGGCTGGTCGGAGATAGAGCCAAGTGCAATAACCTTGCATAACGCTTGTTTTCCTAGTCTGTCCGGCAAGAACTTTGGTGATATGACCAAGATAGATTGGAGCAAGGTTGCTGATTTTGACTTGCTGACATATTCAACACCTTGTCAGTCTGTTTCGCAAGCCGGAATGCAGGAAGGAATAGAGGAGGGAAGCAATACACGTTCATCTATCCTTTGGTTCACAAGAAACGCCATTATTACCAAGAGACCGAAATACCTCTTAATGGAGAATGTAGAGGCTCTGGTTCAAACAAAGTTCATCGAGTTCTTCAACAAGTGGCGCAAGGAGCTGGAATCCTACGGATATGCCAATTATGCAAAGGTGGTAAATGCTGCCGACTGCGGTGTTCCTCAGAACAGAAAGCGTGTCTTCATGCTCTCTATACGAAATGATGGTGATAAGATGGATTATCATTTTCCGAGAAAGACAAAGCTGAAGAAACATTTGGTTGATGTCTTGGAGGAAATTGTGGACGAGAAGTACTTTTTGAGCGATGCTCTGCTATGTAAAGAGAAATTTGTACCAAATGAATGGAAAGAGCCTATGGGTGCAGCTATAAGGACTCGTTCTGAAGGGAAGTGGATAAAAGGTCAAAAGCATAGCCCAAAAATTGAGCTTGGAAAGACTATAGCCAATACCATTACATCTGCGAGCAAGGACTCCTTGGTTGTGCTTGGAGAGACAAGGTTGCGCATTAGGCGTTTGACTCCGAGAGAACTCTTCCGCTTAATGAACGTTGACGAAGAATATATAGACAGAATGCTTGAAAGCGGAGTGGCGAAGTCAAGTCTTCAAAAGGCTGCCGGAAACTCTATAGTTGTAGCATGCATGGAGATAATATTTGAGGAACTTTGGTTTCCTGAGAATAATGTTAAGGTCGCTGATGATGGTCAGCTATGTCTATTTTAAATAATGATGATATGATGTTTTTGAATAATAAAGAGAAAAAGGAGAAAGCAAATGCTATCTCATACAAGATAGATGAGTACATCTGGGGAAGAAAGGATTTCGTTACCGATTGTCCCTATGGTGAGAAAGGCAGATATACCAATGCTGTTAATAAGGTTGGTGACTTGGGATGCAACACTTGCGAATGGCAGGTAAGACACAATCAAAGAGCGCAAGTTGTGATGTGCTCCCATCCAAAGGAGGAGAAGAGAGAGGTTAAGAAACTTTTTAAGGGTTTATGATTATGGATAAGGAAAAATTAAAGAAAGATTACGAGAATGCTTGCAATGCTTACTTGGAGGCATTTTGTGAGAAGCATGAGTTTTACGGATTGGATAATCCGGAGACATATTGGATTGATACAGGTGGAATAGCCAATTGCGGTGATTTAACTTTCGATATGGCTACTATTGTAACTGATATTGACAAGGAAGCTCCCGAAGAAGAGTTGTTGAAGTGGTACGATTATACTATTGAAGCTAGTGAGTTCAATTTGCCTATTCCAAACTTCGATCATTGGCTTATAGGGTGTCCAAGAACACCAAAAAAATGGTTTGAAGACATGCGAGCAAAGCGCAAGGAGATTGATGATTTATTGAAGGAGGAAAATGAAAGATTGAAAAATGGAAAAGAGTAACCTTTTTAATTATCTACAGAGGCTCTTTGATGAAGGTCTCTGTATAAACACTACCGAACTTGAATTCGGAACACTTGAAGTAACGGCAGAGAATCGAAGCCAAGACAAGAAAATCACATTCTTTGCAAAGGGCATGGAGGATGCCAAGCAGAAAGCCATGGAATGGCAGGTTGGTCAGATGCTTTTGAATTGCGAAGATTTCGAGGAGATTGTTATGTTCTTGGCTCAAAGAAAGAAACTTAAAAAGGAAATGTCAAATGGATAAGAATTTTAGAAGTTGTTTTTGTTGCGTCCATTTCTTGGAAATACAAAATACAAGTATAGGAAATAAATTAATTTAATAAAAGGAGAGGAATACTACTTCCCCTCCTTTTTGTTTTCCAGCGTATCCAGCACATTCCTAGCCTCAGCGATGGATGAGGCTGAAAACAAATCATTTCCTTGTTTTATAAGGGCAATGAAATCACTTGTAGCATCCGATTTATTTTCAGACAATTCGTTTGGGGATACAAAGAGTTGCCAAATTGGAATTTCCAGAGCGTTAGCGATTGTTTCCAATTTGTTAAGTGTCGGATTCTTCAAAAGGGCATTTACGTTTTGTTTTGATGTCCCTATAAGGTCTCCAAAAGCCTTTTTGGTAAGACCACGTTCTTTTAATATTTCTTCAATTCTAAACATAATCTTATATATATTAAAGGTAATACTTTATTTTGACGCAAAGGTACGCAAATTTTGGCAAAGTAAAAAGAGAATATTATTAAAAAGTGTTTCATATTTAGAATGTAATGCTATTATTTTACTAATAAGAGTTAAAAGTAATACATAAATAGTACTTTTATTTGGTAGAGTAAAATAAAAGTATTACCTTTGCATCGTGATTAAGAAACAAAGGTCACAATAACATTATTAATTTAGCTGAGGTTGCACCTCCGAGTCGGCACTCGTAAAACGGTATAGTGATTATGGCTATTACATTAAGAAATACATTGAGTGAGGTAATGAAGCTTGCTTGGCAGTTCATCAAGAAGAATGGCTACACAATGAGCGAGGCTTTAAAGGTCGCTTGGATGAACATCAAGCTGAAGGGTCAGATGAAGAAGCGCATCGTGAAGTTCTACTTCCAGAAGGTTGATGGCAGCTTGCGTGAGGCATTCGGCACATTGAGCGAGAAGGTTATCCCAGCTACACAGGGTGCAGGTCGCAAGATGAATGACACTTGCCAAGTGTACTTCGATACCGAGAAAGAAGAATGGCGTTGCTTCAAGAAGGCAAACCTTATGAGAGTAGCATAACAAGATTATTAACGATTAAAAAGAAACTAGATATGGGCGCAAAGATTATCGTGATGCAAGGCAACATGGTTGCTACCATCGAAGAGACGAACAAGGACGCATTTATCAAGCGTGGTGAGTATAAAGAGACCGAGCTGGACAAACGCAAGCGTGAGGTCGATTTCTTGATTACAAGCATCGCTAACCGCTACGAAGTGACATTCAATCACAAGGTAGAGCTGAAGGAAAGCCGAAGCATCAAGAAAAGCGAGTATTTCGACAACATCTACTACGTTACCGAGAATGCATTGAACAAACTGAAAAAGCAATACTCATACGAGTGTGACTTGTAATAGATTTCGTGAGGCACACGCTAAACTGCACCGGACTTTGAACATTAAATATTTAAGAGATATGGATAAGAATTTGATGGATAATCTTTATGTGAGATACGATGATAAGTTTGGCGTGTTGAGCGACGACAAAGACAACACGATTTCACATATATTGGGTACTGACCTTACACTGGTGTTGGATAAAAAGGACATGGCGGTCTATCTGCTAGTCCCATTGACCCGAAACCACAAATTTGAGTGTAAGGGTAATTACATTATCGTGGATGGCAAGAGGTTTGATTCAGACATCTATTTCCGCAAGGATGGTTGCCAATGGATTGAGATGCAATCTAAAGAAATGCTATCAATGGTTGCGTAAAGAAACAAGGTATAATTATTCGGTGAAAGTTCTTGCCTACTTCCTTGCATATATGGAAGAAATTTCGTATCTTTGCAAGTGGATTTCGGTGAGACACACCTTTCAAAAACTGTTTAAAATTAAGGGATATGATTTCATACAAGTACAAGCTATATCGGACAAAGAAGACGAAGCATTTGGATAAGATGCTCCGTGAGGCTTGCTATGTTTGGAATCGTGCGCTTGCCTTGCAGAAGAGATATTACAAGTTGTATCACAAGTATATTCCAAGGTTTACGATACATAAGCATTTCTCTAAGCGTTACAAGCCTGTGTTGTTAGCTGCTCAAACTGTTAGGGAAATTTTGGATAGGTTGGATATAGCTTACAAGCGTTTCTTTAAGCATGATGCAAAGCGTCCACCTAAGTTCAAGAAAGTATATGAATTTTGTTCTTTTGTATTTCAACAGAATGGTTATTCTCTTAGTGGGAACGAGTTGGCGATAAACAAGATAAAGAAATCCTTCAAATTCTCTTTGAGCCGTCCTTACGATGGCAAGGTAAAGAGGGTAACTGTCAAGCGCAACAAGCTGGGCGAGTACTTCATTATCCTTTGCTTGGACAAGCAAGCCGAGCCTTACGGAAAGTCACACGATGGTGCATCCGTGGGCATCGACTTTGGACTGAAGAAGTACATGACTTTGAGCGATGGGCGTGAGATTGACAACCCTCAGTTCCTTAAAGCTGACTTGCAGGAGCTTAGGCGCAGGTCTCGCAACCTCTCGAAGTGCAAGAAGGGTAGCAACAACCGCAAACGCAAGAAGTTGGAGTTTGAGCGATTGTGTCAAAACATCGTGAACAAGCGTTCCGATTTCCAGTGGAAGCTGGCACATGAACTTTGCAAGCGTTATGATTTGATTTGCTTGGAGGATTTGAACTTGGAGGGAATGACAAGGCGTTGGGGACGAAAGATGTCAGACTTGGCTCATGGCGATTTCGTTGTGAAATTGGAGCACGTTGCGAAGAAATATGGTGTGAAGGTTCACAAGATAGACCGCTTCTTCCCATCGAGCCGCCTTTGTACCTGTGGTTATAAGAATGATAAGCTGTCATTGGGTGATAGGATTTGGACTTGCCCTAGTTGTGGTGCGGTTCATCCTAGAGACCTCTTCGCAGCTGAGAATATACTTCGGCAGGGCATTGCCGAATTGGGGAGTGGTAGTAAGACACCCAAGCACTCGCAAGGGCGCAGCCACGCTAGTCACCCAACAATCTCTTGCAAATAGCAAGGGAGTATGTCATAAGAAAGGTAGCACTACGAAAGTACAAGGGAAGCGACTGACAGAAATCGCTGCAAGATGCAAAAATTACAAAGCGTGAGGCACACGTTAAATGTAATAGACAACAGGGGTATTTGAAAGAGAGCGAAATGTAAAAAACTGCAAAACAAATAGTAGATTCTATATAATAAGATTAAAATATATTAATATAGATAGTAAATACATTAAAATATTTGCATATTACAATAATTCTTTGTATCTTTGCATCGTGATTAAGAAACAAATGTTATTAATTAAAATGGTGAGGCACACCACAAAAACTGAAAGAAATGACAAAGAAAGAAATTTTAAAACAATGGCTTGAAGAACCAAAAGTGAAATATTGTGGCAATTCAAATTTCACGTTAGGTTATGGTGATGGCTGGGATTGGGTTAAAGATACCCTACGACCAGCTATCACGAAGAACGCTATGTTTCTTAGATTCTTGGAGCATGGCTTCCGTGAGATAGAAGAGTTTCTGAAATCAAAAACCGGAAAGCCTAGCGAAGAGGATTGTCTTTTATACTCCGTTGGGTATAAAGATGGAGTAAAGGATGCCATGATAGCGATAAATAATAGATTTGAAAAAATAGAATAGGAGATTTTTATGGATTTAGGAAAGGCGATTAAGACAATTAGGGTAAGCAAGGGCTTGACTCAACGACAACTGGCTATAGCTATCGGGTGTAGCGAGACGAATATGTTGTTTATGGAGACAGGAAGAACGTTTCCACGTAAGAGTAAGATAGATGCAATATGCAAGGTGTTAGGGATTCCGATGTCTTACTTGTTGATGTTCTCTATTACACCGGATGATATTCCGGAAGACAAGAAGAGTTTGTACACAAGCATCGTAGAGCCGATGCGTAACGAATTTACTAGGGAGTTACTGCGATGAAAAGATACTTTTATTTTTCCGCAAGATTCATCAAGAATGGACGTATGGCGTATTCCGCCGGAATTTTAGAATCAGATGAAGGGTATTTTGATTTCGTTAAGGCCTCAAAGGATATTGCACAAGGAGAAGGGGTTGATGTAAAAAAGGTTATCATAGTTTTTTGGACAGAGACCAATTCTATTATGAAGGATAAGTTTGAAGCTTTAAAAGAGGAGGAAAATTGGTAGAATATAAATAAAAGGATTAAATATGAGAATACGAATAGTTAAACATGTTTGTGCCGATGGAGTAGAAAGAGGTATCTTGGAGTACCGCAACCATTGGTGGGAGAAGTGGAAGCCATTGCATCAGGAAGGCAAGCTGGCTTATGTCTCATATATGGGAACGAAACCATATAAGTCATTGCAGGAAGAGTGCTTTGATGTACTTGGATTGAATGAAGGACAGATAAAGGTGCGTGAACAGATGTTCCGTTATATCTTGGATGCAGAAGAGGTATATGTTGGTGCTAGAATAGGCAACGAATATCATATCGGCTATGATGTTGATAATGATGAGAGTCTTGAAACGCTTAGAAATTTGGAGGAATAGTTATGTTCGGAAAGATTTTTTCGGTTAAGACCGATATTGTATATCGTAGAGAAGAGAGCTTGAATCTCTTCGATGGCAAGAAGAAACTTGATAAGGTGGTGTCCGGTCGGGTATTCAAGGAACAAATCAAGTTGCTTGGTTTTACCATCAGGACAAAGTATTTCTATCAGATTTGCTGCCCACAAGTCAATATGAATGATACCCATGAGGTTTGCACATTGAATAGGGTTGAGGATTTGGTGAGAACAGAGTGCTATAACAAGGTTGTTGAATATTCTAATAGAAAGCATCATGCCTAGTGTAAATTGTTTCAGAAGAGTCTTGTTGAACGTAGGTGGCAAGAAGATAGTCATAAGTGTTCCGAATGGAATGACCGAAACCGAAGTGAATAAGGTTATGGTCGTTACTAGGGCATATCTTCAGCAGTATGTATATGTCGAAATGGTCTTAGCAGAGTGCTTTATGCAGAAAATCGAAAAGAGTATTCTGAAGAAGAAATGCGTAAGGTTTGAAGTTAAGAAGAAGTGGGTGGACTGCAAGAAGAACCTTCGCAAGGTGGTTAAGTATTATGACGCTTATGTTCCTAATGCAGATTTTAATGAAGAATTCGCAATGACGTTTTATGACAAGATTAGTGGAGACTTGTATAAGTTGCGAGATAAGCTTGCTTTAAGATTACAGAACTTAGGGATTGGTGAAAAATCGGGAGTTTATGCGAATGCAATCATTCTGTACAATCTGACCAACCTTTGTTTGGGAACTTATGAGAATATCATCCGTAAGCTGTATGAAGATTTGCATGTTAACTTAATGCAAGCGTTCAAGGACTTTGCTCCTATATTGGCATTTGAAAATTCTTATGACTTCATGGCATTGGTGATGGATAAGGATTTCAAGAGATTGGCTGACCATTTGATGACTAAAGAAATTCTTTCTTATTTCGATAAGGTAAGAAAAGGTGTCTTTGACGAACAGACTTTGAATGAGGCGGCTATCAACGCAACGGAAGACCTGAAGGACGATGAGAAGGATTTACAGCGAGCTTATATAGGAATTAGTGACTTTATGAAGAGTGACTATCCTTTGGAGAGTGTGACATCTAAGAAAGTCAGCTGATGAAGATTGAACCAAGTGAGTTCTTGCCGATAGGTAATGAGTTTCAGAAAATCTTCGGTGTAAGCTTTGGAAAGTTCATTGATATGCGGTTTCTTTTGGCAAGAAAAGAGCTGGTCTTCAACTTGCTGAAGTTCACAGACTGGCTTGAAGAACGTTTTCCGGATGAGTGTTCCATTGATGGAGTGAGTTACAATGCGGTTGTCGAGCGAAAGTTTGGTAAGCGAGATGTTAAAATGATAAAGAAGTTGATAGGATGAAATACATGGGTAGTAAGGCTAGAATTGTGCATGAAATATTGCCGATTATGCTGGACAAGGAACATGATACGTTTGTTGATGCTTTCTGTGGTGGCTGTAGCGTTATAGAAAATGTTCCGGACACGTATCGCAGGATTGCCAACGACAAGAATAAGTACCTTATCGAAATGTGGAAGCATCTTCAGAATGGTGGGTTTGTCTTCAACCATATTAGCAAGACGTTGTATAACTTTGCACGAGACTGCTATCATGGAAAGAATAATTACTTCACAGAAGCAGGTGTCGGACTAATTGGCTTTATGGCGAGCTTTAATGGACGTTTCTTTGATGGTGGCTATAGCGGACATAATGTTGTCGGCAAGAACGGAAAGGCAAGGGATTACATAAGGGAGCAGATAGAAAACACAATGCGTGATATACCCCTTCTCAAAGGTGTCGAGTTTTATAGCGGCAGTTATGATGAACTTGTGATACCGGATAGGAGTATAGTGTATTGCGATATACCTTACAAAGCTACGACAAAGTATGATGTATCAAAGGGTTTCGATTACGAAAGCTTCTATGTTTGGTGCATGGAAATGGCTAGAAGAGGACATAAGGTCTTTATCAGCGAGTATCAGATGCCGCAAGAGTTCAGATGTGTTTGGGAAAAGGAAGTAACAAACTCTCTCAACCCGAATATCACAAAGAGACCAGTCGAAAGGTTGTTTACTATTGATTAGAATTGGGATGAAAGAAACTTATTGCTTAGAAGATGTGCTTTACAATACAAAGCGTTACTTCACGTTGGAGAATGGAGTAGTATCAGGGACAGAACTTGCACAGGAAGACTTTAATGCATTCCTTGATCTTGCAAGTCGGCTTGGCTATAAAGTAGTGAAATTATGACAAGGCGAGTAAACAAGGATTGTCCGTTCACGGCAGAAGAATTGGATGAGTTCAGAGCTGCCTTATATAATGTGAACACGTCTTTTCACTGCTGTAATGCAGCTCCGGTAGACTGGGCGGCAGGTTGGCAGCGGAATGATATAAGAAAAACGAGGTAGGATTTCCATAATCGACCAAGTACCCACGTGTCAAAGCCGTGTGATGCCTTGCGTGGGGGCATGATGATAAACTTAGGAGTCGCACGGCTTTACTTGAAAGTTTCATAACTACAAATAGCCTATCGCTAATGGTTGTTCCCTTGGGCAAGGAGATAGCTAATACCGCATCGTAAGATGTGAACACTTGAAATTTGTCGGCAATCATTGGCAAATGCCTATAAGTCAGCGGCAGAAACCCTTGGGCAAGGTTTAGAATGGTGCACAGTCTTCAAATTCGCATCTGTCGCTGACGAATGGATGAGTGGCATTGGCAACTGAAAGCAATGCGACCCTCGCAAACTTGGAGCGGATTTTTTGATTAAACATTCCGTGTACTAGGTCACTGGGGAGGTATTGCCACCAAGAAGGGTTTGAATCCCTTCTCATCCACTAATTTTAAAAGGTTAAATTATGAATGAGTATTGTGAGAATTTGATTTCAAATGGAGTTCCTAGCTGGATAGTAGAGGAGGCTTATAAATTTACAATTGAGCCTTTGAAATCAACAGAAGGCTTGGTAGGAATTGATAAGGAAAATAGTGAGCTATATAGAAATGTCATTATCGCAGCCTACATTGAGGGTGCTAGTGCTACATTGGAAAAAGTGCAAAGATATTATGGCGGTGAGGAACATAGTTAGACAATGGAACGAGGCAACAGGAGGATATTCGTACCGCTTCAAAGGTGGAGATATTTTCCTCCGGTTGGTAAAGGCTGAAGAATGCTACGAATTGCGTAACCCTATAGGCTATGGTGTTCAAGTAGTCAAGTGCAAAGACTTGGATGAAGCAGATGCTAAAGCCAAGGAAGTGCTTGAAGCGTTTTTTGATGACAAAGTTAATATAAAAGCAATCTGATTATGGACTTAGAATTGTTGATAGATAAGATAGACTTTAGTCAAGGTGCAAGGCAGATAGCCAAACAAGCCTTGGAGTTGGGAATGAAATGCCAAAAGGATAGTGCTTGGCATCCGGTAGAAGAATTGCCTGAGCACAACAGACGCATTGTCGGTTTGACCAAGGTTCGCAAGCGTTTCAAGCATCTGAATTTCATGGGTGAGGAATGGTGGAAGAAGTTTACGGAGTCCAACGCCATCTATAAATGGGCTTATGTTGAGGACTTGATTTAAAATGAAAGATATAAAGCGTATACCTAAAATAGGTGAGGTTGTTCCTTTCTTTGATGATGGGAAGGTCTGTAGCTCTAGGTTGTATAAGGCAATCATAAAGGACGTGGTTTTATATGCCTATGTACCGGATTATGTAAAGCAAGCATTCAAGACTAATTCTGAAGTGTGTAGTTGGGTCTGGAATGGAACAACTGACTATCTCATTGGTTGTGTTATTAAAGAGTATGATGAGAATGAAATTTGGTTTGCTCGCACAAAAGGAGGTGGTTGGTTCAGTTTAGATATTCAGTCCGATTGGCAAGGTGGAGTACTTGATGTAGATGGAGAATTAAAGAAAATACTAGATAGTAATCGTAGAAATCCATAATGCTATTTTGTTTTAAATGTTTACCCCATCACTATATATAATAATGTAGTGGTGGGGATTTTTGTGTTAACGTCAGCAAATTATTTGTCCATATCATTATAGAGTGTTAAAAGATAAAAGAAATACATTAAATAATTTGCATGTTTCGAATATTCTTTGTATCTTTGCATCGTAATTAAGAAACAAGGTTACTAATTAAAAAGGTGAGACACACCATAAAAACTGTAAGAAGAAAGTGGAAAATAATAATGTTTATGTAGAGGTGTTGGCAAAGATTGCCAGCCTCATGGGTAGAACAAATGAGTCTATCCAGATGTCGTCTTCAAATACTCATACGAGTATTACGATGTTTGCCGAAAAGAATAGCAAGATTATTGGAAATTGGTATTTTGATGCTTCCGATAGCAAGGAGTTGGTGGATGCTACTTTCAATGGTCTGAAGGCTTTGGTTGAGTCTCTTGAGCACAATAAGAGCAATGACGGACAAGCAGCGTAAGTACATAGAAAGTCTTATCAAGAAAGTGTTTCGTAATGCAGATTCGCAGAGCGAAATACTTTCCAGATTGGATAGGGTTAAGATTTCAAGCCAACAAGCTTCAGTAATGATACATGCATTAAAGTTAGAGTGCAACATCGGTCGTTCCGTTCCGGCATATATGTTAATGGCAAATAATCTAAATCCAAAAATGGATGAGTTCTTTAGCATATTAGGTTATGATGAATGACGGATTCGTCAAGAAGAAAAGAAGTTGATATGAAAAAGGTATTTATGATAATTGCCGTTGCCGCCATTTTGGTAGGTTGCAAAGGTAAGGGTACAAGAGTCCAAATCCCGGATTCTGTTGACAAATTCAAGGTCGAGAAATTGTTTGTTGTAGATAGTATAACAGTGTACAGGTTTTATGACAATGGAAATGCTATCTATTTCACTAACCGGAAAGGTAGGGTATATGCAACCCATTCCGAGTACAATCCGGTTACTCATACATACAATGATGAGGTTAACGAAACTTTATGTGAAGGAGATTGAAAATGAATAAACGAAAATGCAAGAAGTTATTCTACAAGGAGAGTACTAAATGGCTTTTGAAAAGAGGTTGGACTGACGGTTATATAAGTCCTAATACTATAAAATATGTAGTAAGAAAGTTAGAAAAACTCACAAAGTTAAAACTTTTATACTACTTACATAATAAAGTTGAAGAAGATTACTTTATGATAAGAAAGTAGGCGACCAATGAAGATATTCACATTCAATGTTATGCTCAACGGAAGATTCGTCTGCACATTAAAGTATAAATATTGTGCGCTCTTCCCGATAGGCTTTGAAGATTTAAAGAAGTTCATTCTCAAAAAGAGACCTACTTTGAAAGGTAAGGATTTTAGAATAGCGTTTTGATTATGAAAGAGATTAAAGCAGGGCAGAGAGTAACTATTATTCTTGAAGCAGTTGAGCAGAATGGTTGCGATGGATGTTTGTTCGACCATGATGATACGTGTTATAACCCGACATATAATGATTGGGCAGATGGATTTCAGTGTGAACCGGAATACCGTTCAGACGGAAAACATGTAATATTCAAAGAAGTTAAGAAGCAAAAAAGAAATATGAAAGAAAATAAACACTCGTTAAAGATAAGTCGTAGTTGTGGTAATATTACCCTTGATGGTTATCCAATAGCTACATATTCGAATGATGAATTGAAGATTCTGAAGAACCTGCTAACACAGGTTTTGGGTGAAGTGAACGAATATATACATCTTTAGAAAAGTAAAGCGTATGAATGAGATAGAAAAAATATGTAAGGAAATCCAATGTCCACACTTTATTATATGGAACTCCGGATATGGTGATTGTATATCTTGTAAGCTGCAAGGGGAAAGCTACAATATAGAGTCTGTAGCCGATGATTGCCCTTACAAGGATAGGTTCAATAAACTTAAAAAGTAAAGAGATATGCTATACGAAGCAAAACAAGGATCAGAGGCTTACGAATATATTAAGGGTATTCTCGATGCTGAATTTGAAGAGCATCAGGCCTACATGAAAAGAGTAGAAGAAGCCGTAGGTTTCGAGTTTGAAAAATATCAAGGCTATCAGCCTAATAGTACTCTTACAAGAGTATATGAGATTACTGCTATATGGGTTCCTTCTGAGCGTTTCGATACGCTAGACGAGAAGACTTGGAAGAAGATAGATGGCGTAAAGTTAGAGGATGGATATTACGTTGCCGTAGCACCGAACAAGCGATATAAGCAAGGCAAAGCAATAGCAGAAGTGTTTCTGTCGTACAAAGCCGTTACTCATCATTTTAAAGTGTTGAAAGAACTGAAGATAGATGTACCATGTGCCAGTCGTTTCTCCATCACTCAGCTCCTCCGCCATAAAGACCGCATCTTTGTTTACTTTGATGACAGCATCCGAGCCGAGAAGAAAAATCCTGATTTCAAGGAAATCACGATAGGAGAGTATGAGGATTTCATTAATAGCAAAGATTAAAGCGTATGGCACAGAAATATATTGAAGATGACTTTGTGATGACAAGAACAGAGCCAAACAACTTTACACCAAATGGTGTTGTTTGTAAGTTTGTTGACTATGAAGCAATAGATAAAGTGTTAATAAGATCGATTAATGGCATTGATGGATTTATTGTAGAAAAAGGTCAGTTTGTTCCTATTCCTCTTACCCCATCCATTCTAGAGAAGAATGGATGGGAGCATAAGGACGATATATATTTCAAGGAATTTCCACACCGAAAGCTTGTAATCATGGATGAGAATGCATATATAATCAATGAATGTTGTTCGATGTTTCTTTGTCCAGTCAAGTTTGTTCCACAACTCCAGCACCTTCTCTTCGGTCTTGGTCTTAATCACAAAATGGAGGTGTAGGTATGGAGGTAGTAAAAATAACTAAGAAAGTCTACAAAGCGGTAGGGTGTGAAAAAGGATACTTCTTTGGGACGTTTGCTCATTTTAAGGAGTTGCGTGAGAGTTCTAATTTGTCAGTACAAAAGACTTGCTTTTGCTGTGGGCACAAATTCCAACCAGAAGATTTTATTTCTTTAGCGTGTTTTGACAAAGGCATGGGAAACAAATTTCTTTGCCAAAAGTGTAAGGATATAGCATTAAAAGATTTAGGTGATAAAAACATCTATTTAGATTAACATAAATAGAAGTATGAATGCAACAGAAGCAAAGAAGACACTATTTGAGATTAGAAAAAATCTTATTGACGATAAGCAGAAGCATGCTATTTGGTTAGCAATCAAAGCTATTGATTATTGTATAAGATTGAGGAAAGGATATTAACAGATAGTAATATGAAAGCAAGTGAGTTGATAGAGCATTTAAAATCTTACATTGACATCACGGGTGGAGATTGTGAAATGCTTGTATTTGACAAAGCAGAAGGTGTTTCTTGTGATATTAACGATACTACCAGTGATGGCGATTATGTGTTTCTGCACATTTCATCTGATAAATACACAACGAAGACACCAGAGTAACCAACCATCCCTTATGGGATATAAATATAAGGAATATGAAGGAATTAAGAAAGAAAACATTTAAAAATGGTGTCGTGTATTGCCTTCAATTAGAAGATGGCTTTCTAGTTGAAACTACAGACACGTTCTTACCTTATTACACCAAAGATGCAATAGGCAGACATCAAAACAAGCTTGATAACAATGAGCTTGGCGACCGTACAGAACGTTGGATGATTGGAGTATCTACAATGAGTGGGTGTCCAGTAAGATGCAAATTTTGCGCTACAGGCAACATGAAACGTTATCGCAATCTTACGGCAGAAGAAATTGTAGAGCAGGTTGAATTTGCCGTCAATAAGGCAGGTGCTGACCCAAGCAAAGCAAAAGAGTTTAAAGTTAACTATACTCGTATGGGCGAGCCATTTCTTAATATTGATGCAGTCAAAGAGGCTATTCGTATTATTACGGAGAAATATCCTAATACTCATCATTATGTATCAACGATTGGTATTAAGGGTAGTGATTTCTCTTTCATTAATGGAAATATCACATTGCAGATTAGTTTGCATTCATTTGATGATGACAAGCGAAATTGGTTGATTCCTTATAAGAACAAAATGACAATTAAGGAGTTGGGACAGATTCGCACAGAAAGCAATCTGAAGACTACAATCAATCTTACACTTGTTGACACTTCTGATTTTGATGCAGAAAAGCTGAAAAAATGGTTTGATAAGGAGCATTTCTTCGTGAAGTTGTCTCCTATTAATGTGAATAACATATCAGAGAAAAATCACCTCGGCAATGGTGTTGTAGAAGGAATTAATTTAGTATGAAAAAGGGTATTTTCAGATATAGAATTATCACAAATCTGAATTGCAACATGAACGAAAGTACAGGAGTAAACGGAAATTGTTACTTCTGCTACCAAAAGTTTAAGTCACCATTGCGACTGGATTGTGATAAGATGGAGGAAACTTTGAAGAAGGTTGGTGTTCTGAAAAGAGCAACTATCATGGGTGGTGAGAGTTTACTTAACCCAGAATTGGTAAAGATTGTAAAGATAGTCAGCAACTATACGTCAGATGGTATTTGTCTTGTTACAAATGGAATACTGCTTAATGAGGACATCATCGTAGCATTGAAAGATGCTGGATTAACTGAGGTTGCTATCAGTGTGTCTTCTATCGAGCAGTACGAAAGACGTAGAGACATGGCACTTCAGTGTAAAGAGATTATTCCAAACACAAGAATAAACATTCCTAAGTGTAAGGAAAGCTTGAATCCACAATTGTTGGAAACAATACTGGAAGATGGCTTCTATAGCATTGTTTGTGAAGATTTACAGGCTAGATATGGTGAGATAAGACTCCCAAAAGGTTCTGTAAAGGTTGGCGATGACGGGTATGGATTTTACGATTACAAGTGGAATGGTCATACATTTGGAGTATTTGGCAATTATGGGAAGTACAACCGAAGTGATATTATCGTAACTCCTCTTGGAAATTTCTGCGATTGGGAAAAGTACTGCAAGGCCGTTAAGAACAATGAACTTGTAAGAAGAAACAATCATATTGATGATGACAAAATTGTGCATTGATTTCGGGAGTGGCTATAATCCAAAGACTGGATATAAAACTTGCGATGTAACAACCCTTCCACAATTGGACTTCCTGTATGATGGAAAAGATGAGATTGTCGGACTAAGAGAAAAATCAGTAGATGTATTCTATCTAAGAAACGTTGTTCATCATATCCCAGACTTACAGAGAACCTTCACAACCTTGAAGAAGTATCTGAAGGTAGGTGGAAAGCTGGTTATCATTGACTGCAATCAAGGTCATTACAAGACAAATGTATTTCTTGACAATTTGTGGTATAGATTTGTTGGCAACAACCACGAAATCTTTATCAGTAAACAGTATAGAGATTACATCAATGTTTTGATCAAGTTAGGCTTTAAGCAATTATATTATAAATCATTTAAAGAAAAGGAGATTACTAAGTATGAATGCAATTAAGAATCAATTGGAAAAGATGGGTTACGATTATGCAGTAGCAATCGCAACAAAGGCTGAAATTGAGAATGGAGCTGCTTGTGGTCAGCTCGCTATTATTTGTGAGTAAGTAATTAATCACCCTCTCCTGTAAAAGGGAGAGGGTAAAAAGAAAAGAATATGAGATTAAGTGAATATAAAGCAGGTACTATCTTAGTTGCTAATGATGGTAAAGTGTTTATCCATGATGGCTTTGTTAACGCTGATGGATATGGTGTGATAATTGGTGAGGATTCTGATGGAATGATTCAGAAATCCAATGGTATTGGCAATTGGATGAAGTGTCACATTAAAGGTGTTGCGACAAAAGAACAGATTAGTGGGTTCTTTGCCAAGGTTCGTAAAACACAGAAAATTATCAATTACTAAGGAGGGTAAAAAAAAGAGAATATGGATTTAGTAATTACAATATTAGGTTGGATTGCATTAGGCGTTATATCTGCTTATCTGTTAGCAATAGTAGGTAAAATAATCTTTGATGCTGCAACCGCTGATTATAAGTTATACAAGCATGTAAGATTGTGTCGCAAAAGATTGCTAAGACAGCGATATGAAGATTACGCTTGGCTGTTATTCCAGTTAGAGAAAGATACGGAAGTTTTCAATCTTACTCATAACACAAGAGATTGGACTTTTGAAGATTGGAGAGAATTTTATCTTAAAAAAGCAAAGGAGGATAAGCAATGAGTAAAGAAAAAGCTAAAGAATACATTAATAATTCCATTGAGATTTTGAACTCTATGAATTGGCTTATAAATACTCAGAGAACTGAAGCTATAATGTATTTAGATAAAGCACTTAAAGAGTTGGAGGATAGAATATGATAAGAGAAGAAGTAGAAAGGAATATAGAAAAATGGCGAGAAATCTCCAGACCTTTTATAGATAAAATGGTCAAATTAAATGTAAGACGCGATGAGTTACTTCGAGAAATGGAACAACTTCAAGAAGACTGTATTAAAGCCTTGCCTGTTAAAATCGGAGATAAAATTATGGATGAAGATGGGCGTGTGGGTTGGCTTTCCAAAATAGTTCCTTATCGTTCACCATCGGAAAGGTTTATGAGGTCAACATTACAATTGACTCTCTTCTTCCATATGGAGAAAAAAGATGGTACTCGTGACACTCATGAGGTTTATGTTCATGGTCTCCCAATCAAACTATAACTAATATGACAAGAGAAGAATTACAAAATAAACATGGCGATGCTATCTGTGAGTATTGCAACAAGAACATTATTTCAAAATATAACATCGGCATAGGTGGGCTTTGCGAAGGGCAGTATTGCGAGGAAGCACAAGATGGCTACGCAGCAGAAAATAACATAGAGTTGGAGGATTAATTATGATTCAAAAGCAGTCATGGAAGGATGAAATCAGAATTTTAATAACTGATGAAGAAAATCTTGGCTCAGTTCAAATATCTATTCCGTCATATGTTAGTGATATTTTCGGCAAAGCTGATGCTCTAATATATGCACTCTTTGTTGATGATGCTCATAGAAGATGTGGCGTTGCAAAACGTCTGTTACAACTTGCCGAACAACAAGCTAAGTTAAATGGAGTGAAAATAATCGGGTTGGAATTTAATAAAGATGAATCCGAGAGTTTTGTTTTCGAATGGTATCTGAATAATGGTTATAAGCCATTTAATAAGGAAAGTAATTTATTAATTAAAAAAATATAGTATTAGTTATGTCATGGTTAGCAGTAGATAAAGGTGGCTGTGAACATATTTTTGCAGAAAAACCTTGCAGAAATGAAAGTAATACATTATGGATTTGCTCTGTCGTATATTTATATGGGCAGAGGTACGCAAATACCGGTTGCTGTTACCTTCCTAAAGGAAGCATTAAGAAGCTCATCGGAAAAGAATTGTCTTGGAAAGATGAGCCTGTCGAACTTAAAGGAGAATAAGTAATGAATGAAAAGATTCAAAAATGTCAAACTTGTTATTATGATAATAGGTGTTATTGGCAAGAGTTAGCAGACCATATTCCTATGGATTGCAATGACTATAAAAAGAGGGATAGGAAATGAGCAAAATGAACGTCAAAAAGTCTCTTCTAGATGTTGTTAAAAGCAATAACTTAGAGATACTAAAAATAGATTTATTCAATGATTTTGAGTTGTTCGTAAGGGAAGGCACTAGGGAACGTAATGAGTATTGCAAGACTTATGCAACATTAGACGATTTGGATTTTGATGTAGAGGCTTTCTTGCTTAATGATGAAGTACGTGGAATTGTATACTGCCAAGATAAAGACACAAAAGAACCAGTGTGGATTGAACCTTGGAGTGACGAATGCTATTCTTGGTGGCAGATTAGTAGAGTTCCTGCCTTCTATAAGGATAGACTTAAAGATTTAAATATGAAAAAATATGAGTAAAGTATCGGCACTAACAATTATTGATGATATGATTGAAAACTATACTAGAATGATGAACGCAGGAAATAAGAAAGTTCTTGTAGTTCACGCTAGAAGTTTTCTAAAACTAATCAAGCAAGAGTTAGAACTTAAAGAAGAATAGTTATGGCAAGAATATTCGAAGTAAATATTAGAGTTACTATTGATTCTAAGTGCAATGATAGTGACGATAATATTATAGAAGAACTTATGTATGGAGCAGATAAATATTTCTATCCATATTGTTGTAATAATGAACATATAGAGCATACTAATAGTACTGCTCATAAATTAAATAAAAAATGAAAAGTATGCACGAAGAATTTATAGGAGCAGGAGTAGCTAACTTGTTTATTGAACGAATGAAGTTAGAAGGATGGTTGCCCATTAAAGAGTATTTCAAGATGAAAAAACTTGGAATTGAGCTTGATTGGGTAATGGTTCTTACTATGGAGTATGATGGATTTATCGCAATACCAATGGTAGCAGAATATCGTGTTCCACATAAAGATAGTGGGCGAAAATCTGGTTGGTATAAAGACGAGATTGATAATCCAAACAGGAGAATTGATGATTGGACTAATGTAATTATGTTCAAGCTTATAGATAAGCCTTATATTGACGGAATAAGAGATTCTATTCTTGACAAATATAAAGAGGTTGAAGGTATTACAGATACTGATGCTTATAATTTATCTTTTAATAAGGCTGTTATTAAGCAATGTAATGGAATTAAATAATTATAGCTTATGAAAATAGAAAATATCAAGTCCAGGCTAAACGTCTTGACAATGGAGAATGGGTTGGGGGTTCACTTACATACTCTCAGGGAACGGCATTTATCCATCGTAAAGAAAGTGATGAAGATGATAGATGTTATTTAACTCCTTACGAAGTAATTCCAGAAACGGTCTGCCAGTTCACAGGAATAATGGACGAAGACTGCAATGAAATTTGGGAAGGCGATATTGTGCGTGATACCGAAGACCTTATTGGTATAGATAATCTCTATGAGGTAGTTTATATTGAAGAAGAAGGAAATTTTGCCTTCAAGAGTTTAGATAAAGTTGATAATTACGAGCCATTTGTTAATTTATTTAATGCTTGTGTTGTTGGCAATAAATTCGATAAGGAGAAGTAGCGTATGAATTACAAAAAGGTACTAACGAGATACATTCAAGGAAGGCTGTCGGAATTATCTAATGTTGACGCTTATGAACCAAACAAGTTAACATTAACTAATCTGTTGTGGTTTCTTGGCAAGGCTACCAGTAATGAAGTGATTGTCGCAAAGCTTAAAATCATGGTTGATGCAGACATTAAAAGAAAGAAATATCTAAGTAGATACGATGGTAATGAATCATTATACGATGATGATTATTCCAAGGCGGTAGGCACTATCGGAAAGAAATGCTTGTCGTATTTACGAAACTGCAAGATGCAAATAAGGCAAGCCAAGAAGATTTAGAAGATCCGGAATGATTATTGGTGGTCAAGAAGATATTGGTATAAGTTGGGGTTTGACCAATTGTGTTCTAAATGTCATCGAATCACCAAGGCGATAAATTTAACTAAAAAGAAGTAGCGTATGTGTAGATATTTAAATGTTACTATCGGTGAGAAGGAGTTTGATGAAATCAAGCAAGGCAAGGTAAAAATATTATGTTTACCTTGCATACCACGTTGGTGTCATACTCTTATTGATGGTGTAAAGATAGAAGGTGAACCAAATCAAATAAAAGTCAAAATGATTAATGGCGAACCTCATATTCAGTATGGGCGTTCCATATACCATATCTTTAAAAAAATTGATTATGTCCAACTTTTCTGTAGGGTAGGTTCTCAAACAAGAGTTCTAAGTAAGGATTGCGCAGGTTTCAGTATTGAGACTACTCAAACGAAAAAGGGAAATGGTTTTATCGAGTATAAGCCAAAAAACTTTGTTGTTCATCTAAAATAATATGACGTATGAATATAGCAATTTTATATCTTAGTATGAGCTTTATCTACATCTTGCTTGTTTGTTTGGATGGAGAAGATGTAAAACCGAAATGGAAACAATGGCTAGCTGACAAACTAGGCATCAAACCAAAGATAGAGGTTAGATATATAAAGCCACAAGTCGTTAAGCTTCTTTCTAGAGTTACAATGTCGAATATAGAAATGCAATACTATTGCCGTGACAAATCTGGCATGGAGCAATTGAAGAGAAGAGCAATAGAAAGTGTGTATGATGAAATTCTTAAGGGAATGAAGGCAAATGGATTGGTTTCCATTTCGCAATATAAAGACATCTATACAAATAGCACAATTTATGAGGGGACATGTAGTATTTATAAAAACAAGTAGTATATGAAGATAAGACAAGCTAAGAAAATCTTGAATATGATGGCGAAAGGAACGGACACACGTTACTTCGATTCAAAATATACATTCAAGAAAGAGAGTAGATTCATTCCTAGATTAAAGAATCTCTATCAGAAAGCAACTATCAGATGGAATAAGGTAAATATGCCGAGTGCTAACGTTAGTTTGTTTCGTTCAATTTTGAGAACTTCAAAGGAATGCGGTCGTTGTAAACATTTCAATGGTATGTTTGCAGGAAGATGTACTAAACTACATAAGTATGTTGAAAGCAGCGATTGGTGTCATGGAACGTTTTTCCGCAGAAAGTGAGGCTGACATGAAAATAAGACAAGCAAAGAAGATAATGAAGCAAGTCTATAAAACCCGATATTGGGCTTATAGGCAAGGCTATTATTGTGGCAAGATGGATGCAGGAAAGCTAGCCGGAGACCATCGTTTGTTAAAGGCTATGCGTCTTACAAAGAAGTGGGAAAGCCGCAAGATACGAAATGATGTGAATAAAATACTGGAGAAGAATCCGTTCAAACCGAGGGATCTTCAACGTAGTGTTTTAAGATTGAAAAGATATGGATGTAGCAAAGCTTAATCAGGAAATTTTAGGCGTAGATTTGGAATACAAAAACGTCTATATTGATGCGGAGAACACAAGAATGATACGTGCCAAATTACCTGATGGGTATTGCGATTTGGTTCGCACAGATATGTGGAATGGTCGTGTGAATCATCCGGAAGAGCATGATATTGTAAAATATACGGCAATCTCTTGGTATAGAGAAGAATTTGTCGGTGGAGTTGATTTAGGTCGCAACTATATGCATGCTAAATATAAGTTCTTCGAGTTGGTTGTGAATAAAAAATATATTTTGGAAATGAAACATAAGAAAAATGAAAATGCTAGATAATAAGTTAATCATAGATATTCCTAAAGGAATGGAAGTGGATATTGAAAAAAGTGACTTGAAAGCGGGCATTATAGCATTCAAGAAGAGACCCTTCAGCTATGAGGATGTTATATCTACTTTAATAGACCGTGGTCTTAGCCCTGTCGTTGCTAATGTTACTAATAGTAATGTAGAGAAAATTGTAGCATTGGATAAGTTAATGGATATAGCTAAGTGTTATAATGAAGATTGGAAACCGGATTGGAATTCTAATGAACATAAGTATAATATCATGCGAACCAGTGAATATGGTATTACTTCTAGTAGTGATTATAACGAAGGAGCAATTTACTTCAAGAACAAAGAAGATGCCCAAGCCGTTATTGATAATCCGAATTTCAGAAGCATTCTTGATGCAATTTATAAGGACTAAGGCTTATGAAGGAAATGTTCTTTAAAAGTGTAAAGTTCCGTGAAGTTCAGCATTTGGCATTCTCGGATGAATATATAACTGCATACGTATCAGTGAACCATGTTCCTAAGATACACCTAAGTGTAAATACACCTCGTGATGAATATGGTTTTGCGAAAGGCAAACCAAAGCGCTACTTTAGAATGGGGTCTGGAAAATGGCTCACCGAACGAGCGTTTGTTAAGAAATATTTAAGTGAAGAATAAATGAATATAAAAAAGACAGACATGGAAGAAAAGATTAATAAAGCGGCTATCCTAAAGGACAAGCCGAAAGGAACAAAGTTGTATACTATTCTATCTGATGGAGAATGTTTTCTAAACGAGGCTTCTGAAGATAGTATTTACATTGATATAGATAACAGAGAACGCTTTTTGTGTTTTTCGGCCTATGGTTCTACTCATTCATTTCCAAATGGATGCGTGTTATTGTTCCCTTCAAGAGAAATGCGTGACTGGAGCAAATTCGCTTGGAAGAAAGGCGATTTGCTTATCAATAGTTGTGGACTTCAGTGCATTTTCAAAGAATGGGCATCTGATGATTATACAAAGTTCAACGGATGCTATTCTAATAGCAGGGATGGTTACGAAGACGTATCAAATGTAGAAACAGCTAAGTTTGTCAAGTTAGATAACAATATTGCCTATGGATATGTCAGAGAGATTGAAAGAAAATTAGGTGGCATACTAAACCTTGAAACTTTGGAGATTGAGAAGGCTCAGCCAGAGTTCAAGGATGGTGATATTGTTTGTATGATGGATAGATTTGATAATTATCGCTTTATATTTATTTATAGAAATGAAGATGATGAAAATTTTTATTATCATGCGCATATAACAAGAAATGGTTTTGTAAATTTAGGCGAGAATGAATATCTTAGTAAACCTCGCAATTATTCAGTTCATTTAGCGACAGACTTAGAAAAGCAGCAGTTATTTGATGCTCTTGCAAAGAAGGGCAAGGCTTGGGATGCTGAGAAGAAAATGATTGTTGATTTGAAGAAAAAAGTCGAGCTTAAACCTTTTGATAAGGTGTTAGTTAGAGATAATGAAGATGATATATGGGAAGTAAGTTTGTTTGGTTATAAAGATGAACTCTACTATAGATGCGATAATGGTATCCCTTGGATTCAGTGTATTCCTTACGATGGCAATGAACACTTGCTTGGAACTACAAATAATGTGGAGGGTTAGATATGTTAAATGATAAGAAAATAGAAGAAGCTGCAAAGCAACATGCGGCGGGAGCCTTTATTTCCGAATATTGGCAAGCTTGCTATAAAGAAGGTTTTGTGGATTGCGCTAAATGGATGCAAGAAGAATTTTTAAAGGATTTGTGGCATCCTGCTAGTGAAGAGCCAAAGCGTCATAGTTACATCATGTTTAAAACCACTAACAATAATGGATTCGGAACAGAATACATCGATTGTTGTTGGGAAATACTAGTTAGATGTCTGCAAATTACTCAATGGCTTTATGCTGAAGACTTACTTCCAAAGGAAGGAGGTGATGGCAAATGACCGATGCAGAATTTAATAAGTTTGTGCTTATACTAGAGAATGAAGCGTTTCGGTTTGCAAGAAGTCAAAACGTATTTAAGGAACATCGAGGGGTGATAGAGCAATCTTTCAAGAGATGAAGACTTCACCCTTGATATTGGGGAAGAATCCTTCAGTAATTATGTTATGACTTTAGACCAGTCTTGGTATAAGTTGGGTAATGTTCATGCAGGTATAGGCTTTTTGAAGGAGAAGGAATAGAAGTGCTAAAGGAGAGGAATATCATTTCCCCTCCTTTGCCTTACTCTCCAGCTCGATAGGTTTGCTGTAATATTAAGTTAAAATATAAATCAATAATGATAAATGAAAACAAATCAGATAATGAAACGTCCTATGGGCGAGTTTGTTGTTGAACAACGAACTAAAGATGCGATGTTTAACGCAACGACACTTCTGAAACAATGGAATGCGCAAGATGGTGTTTCACAAAGAAAGTTGGATAATTATTTCAACTCTCCTAAGACCCAAGAGTTTGTAAAGACTATTATAGAAAGGGAAAATTTAAATACCCCAAAAATGGTGTATTTAAAAACCAAGGGAAAATACGGAGGAACTTGGATGCATCCGCTTATGTTTATCGACTTCGCTATGTGGATAAATCCGGTATTCAAGTATGATGTTCTAAAATTCGTGTCAGACCAAATGCTTTATTATCGCAATGAAAGTGGCGATGCTTATCGAAAGTTATCTTCTGCCGTTTCAAGAATAGTTCCAGGTAATAAAATGCGCAAACTGATGCCGAATATCGGCAAGGCTCTGAATTGGGTAGTTTTCAATAAGCATGAGATACGAGTAAGGAATGAATATGGTTTGGAGGCGAAGCAACGTGAGCTTTTTGATGTTGAAAGACAGGTTGCGATGCTCATCAACGATGGTTTTATTTCAGACTACGATAATTTAATTGCTTACCTTCGAAAGAAGTATGTGGAGCGATGGATGCCAAAGGAGTTTAAGTAGATGGGGAGAGGTTTATTCCCCTCCTTTAACGCAGATTTCGATAGGCTTGCCGCAATGAGGGCAGATTATGGAAGTTCTCTGCTGGTCGTTTTCGTCCGCTACAAGCTCAGAAAGAGATACACCTATTATATTAGCTATCTCTTGAAGCTTTTCAATGCCTGGATTGTTGTTTAGTGTTGAAGATAACGCACCTTGGCTAACTCCAACCCCTCCTCTTTGGTTTTTTACCAATGCCGCAACCTGCGAAATGGTAAAACCTTGTCTTTTGATGACTTTTTGAATATTCATATCTAATATATTAAATGTTATTACGGGTGCAAAGATATGAAAAGTTTTCGAAACAACCAAATAAAAATACTAAAAACATCTAAGAAATTAGATTTTAGTTAACAAACCTTTCAAAATAATAGATAATAGTTAATTATGTGTTAAATATCTAAGATTTTAAATAAAATATTTGGTAACATCTAAGAAAATAGCTATCTTTGCTGTGTCTTTAAGAGATAAGGACTTTAAGTTTAACAATTTAATTGCTGTTATGCAGCCGAGTCGGCACTCGTAAAACGGTTTGAGGATATGACTACTTCAATTAAGAACAAGATGAGAAAGGTAATGCAGTTGGCACATAGAGCCTATCAGTTGAAATCAAGTTCAATGTCTTGGGTTGAGTGCTTGAAACAGGCTTGGCAGGTCGTAAAGCTTGAGACAGCGATGAAGACCAAGGTGGTAGAGTTCTTCTTTATGAAGATGAATGGTGAGGTAAGACAAGCCTTTGGTACTCTCCTTCAGAGCCACATTGACTACACTCCAAATGGTACTGGTCATGCAGCATCAAGAGATTGCATCCACTATTGGGATGAAGAAAAGGGCGCATGGAGACAATTCAAGGCTTACAACTTTTTGCGAGTTGCATAAAGATATATACACGTTCTAAGGTGTTTGGCGAGGCTTTAATAGGGGTGAGCCTTTAATCACCCCTTTAGTTTAGGACTTTTAAATTAAAATCGAATATGTTACATTCTGAGATTGTTAATGAGTTGAAGAACATTGGTGTACAAGTAAAACCATATAATGTTCAAGATGGCTTTATGGATATGTTCGTAAATGGTGAGGTTTACGATATGTTTGTGAAGTTTGTAAAAGAGAACAACTTAGAGGTGATATATGATAACATTCATCATTGGGATATTTTTACATGGTGTGATGCTACAATTTGGTTTTAATCATAAATAGAGTATAAGATATGGAGACAATTGCTAAGTGTTTGAAAGAAGTGTTCTACAAAGGGCATCATATTACTAAGGTGGAGGACGTATTTGGTCAGGTATCCGTTCGCATTGATAATGTTGCTGAACCGGACTATGCTAGCATAGCCGATGCAAAACGAGTAATCAATGGTAAAGCCCCTAAATGGTTTACGGATGGTTATATGTGGGACGAAGACAGCAAGAAGGTCGTAAAAGACCCTAACGCTTTCCGATGGGAGAAGTAAGAAAAGATAAGGTAAAGAATTTAATACAATTGATTATGGAAAAGTTTATTGATGGCAGTTATGAATTCGAGACAACAAACGAGTTTCCGGATGGCTATGAGATTTGGGCGATTGGTCGAAGAAATTTCGATCACAAAGGCTACGTACCATTGTGTGAGGTCGATGAGAACTATAACGTCAAAAGAGATACCTTGAAGGCTTTGAAAGTAAATGATGAAGCATTAGCTTTGACTTTGCTCTATGAAGCCGTTAAACGAGGTGTTAACAAGAAGAAGTATAACAAAATGATTAATGCATAAGAAAATGGATGAGAATTTTCTGAATGTGCTCTATATCGAGCACACGGATAAAATAGGCGTTCTAAAGGACGATAAGGACGAAAGGGTATCAATTATACTCGGGACGGACAAAACACTTGTAGAACGCAAAAGAGAGGGTAAAACGTACCTTCTTGTACCTTTAACAAAGAACCATACATTTGTCTGCAAGGATGATAGCATTGATGTGGATGGTGAGCATATCAAGAGTGAAATCTTCTTCCGCAAGGATGGTGCTCAGTGGATTGAGATTGACAAAGAAACGTTATCTAAGGCAGCGTAAGGAATAAGGAGGTTTAAACTATGAAACTATATGTAGTAATTTCTTCATACCAACATGGATTGGGTGAAGCAGTGGAGGTTGACGCAGAAGTCTTCTCTACCATAGATAAGGCAAGAAAAGCGATAAGACACAAAGGGATGAACACTTTGGAGAATTACAAGCGAGTTTTGAATTGCGATGATTATCTATGCAATATCTCAGATTCTTTCTTCCATATCTCAGACAGCGAAGGAGAAACGTGGGATAATTTCGACATCGTAGAACAAGAATTAAAATAATAAAGCTATGAAAATTGATGTTGTTAAAAATATTTTAGAAGATGCGAAGGAGTGTGGTCGCCTTGTGACGATTACACTTGCAAATGGACAGGTATCTCATGTAAACTTCAGTAAGCATATAAAGAAGTTTACTATAACAGATGATGTTATCTTAGACGAGGATGGGCATCTTGTGACAATAATTGATACGGATGGAAGTTGTGACTACATTGATAGCGATTCCATCATTCGTATATTTTGTAAAGAAGGTTTATAACAATTGATTAGATAAGAATATGGATGCTGGTCATGTGAATGTGATATTGGGCGAAGCCGAGGACAAAGGTCTTAGAGGAACTATCAACTTGGTAGGTGGGGCAAAGATAAGTTTCGACTTCAATAGTGTTGGTGGTGAAACCTCTTTCAATTGCAATACAAAGAACAGAACACTTATGATTGGGAGTGGGAATACTGTAGTATTCACACGTAAATACATAGATTGCAACTCTATCCAGTATATTGAGATAGTTGAGCGTACAAACTAATTATAGGAGATAAGAATATGGATATATTAGATTATTATGAGGTTGTCACCTCAAAGATTTTCAAGTTGGAAAGCATGAACGAAGGGCTTGTATTGATAGCACCGGAGCAGGAGGTGGATGGAGTCCGTTCCTTGATGGTGGGATTATATGTTCCTGAGCATGAATAAACAGCAATATTAACCAACAGGATAAGCGAGTAGAGCCACAAGGTGAGCGGCATACCTTAACAACTGCCATTAATTATAATTTTCGGTGAAAGTTTATGCCGATTTCCTTGCATGTATGGAAGAAATTTTGTATCTTTGCAAGTGGATTTCGGTGAGACACACCAATTAAAAAACTGTTTAAAATTAAGAGATATGATTTCATGCAAGTACAAGCTATATCGGACAAAGAAGACGAAGCATTTGGATAAGATGCTCCGAGAGGCTTGCTATGTTTGGAATCATGCGCTTGCCTTGCAGAAGAGGTACTATAAGTTGTATCATAAGTATATCAAGTTGAATGATATGCAAAAGCATCAAGCAAAGCGCATTAAACGCAATTTGTTGTGTGCTCAAACAGTTCAAGAGATATTGGAACGTTTAGATATAGCCTATAAGCGTTTTTTTAAGCATGATGCGAAGCGTCCACCAAAATTTAAGAAAGCTATAGATTTTTCATCAATAGTATATAAACAAAACGGATATTCTTTAAAAGATAAAAGTTTGACTATTAGCAGTATTAAGAAGTCCTTCAAGTTCTCTCTGAGCCGTCCTTATGATGGTAAAGTCAAGAGGGTATCAGTTAAGCGCAATAATTTGGGTGAATACTTCATCATCCTTTGCTTGGACAAGCAAGCCGAGCCTTACGGAAAGTCACACGATGGTGCATCTGTGGGCATCGACTTCGGATTGAAGAAGTACACGACTTTGAGTGATGGGCGTGAGATTAACAACCCTCAGTTCCTTAAAGCTGACTTGCAGGAGCTTAGGCGCAGGTCTCGCAACCTTTCCAAGTGCAAGAAGGGCAGCAACAACCGCAAGCGCAAGAAGTTGGAGTTGGAGCGATTGTATCGAAACATCGTGAACAAGCGTTCCGACTTCCAATGGAAACTAGCACATGAGCTTTGCAAGCGTTATGACTTGATTTGTTTGGAGGATTTGAACTTGGAGGGAATGACAAGGCGTTGGGGACGCAAGATGTCTGACTTGGCTCATGGCGATTTCGTTGTGAAGTTGGAGTACGTTGCGAAAAAATATGGCGTTCAGGTTCATAAGATTGACCGATTCTTCCCATCGAGCCGTCTTTGCACTTGTGGTTATAAGAATGATAAGCTGTCATTGGGTGATAGGATTTGGACTTGCCCTAGTTGTGGTGCAGTTCATCCTAGAGACCTCTTCGCAGCTGAGAATATACTTCGGCAGGGCATTGCCGAATTGGGGAGTGGTAGTAAGACACCCAAGCACTCGCAAGGGCGCAGCCACGCTAGCAACCCAACAATCTCTTGCAAGTAGCAAGGGAGTATGTCATAAGATGTACACTTTCCGTTCCTCTATGAACGAGGGTGAACTTGGAGACAAGTACAAGGCGATGGTCGGCTCAATGGATGTGCTTAAACCGGATTGGGACAGAATCAGAAAGAAAAGGCGGAAGAGGATCTAACCTCTTACCGCCTTAAGTACAGAAGAAACATACTTGATGGTTATTTATCTGAATACATCAAGCAAAAGTGTGTTGAAATATCTGAGAATGCAAATTATTTCAAGATTATTTTTAGAAAAGATGAAAATAAATTAGAGTTTTCTTGCATTTCTCGAAGGTTTTTATTACCTTTGCGAATGTAAACAACAAAACAATGAGCTTATGAAAGTATTATCTATTCGCCAGCCGTATGCTTGGTTAATCGCTATCGGCTGCAAGACCATTGAAAACAGAACATGGAATAGAAAGTTCCGTGGTCGTTTCCTTATTCATGCTAGCCAAGCCAAACCTGAAAAACTTGACGGATGGCAGGAGAGCGCAATGAAGAAATATTGCCAAGAGCATGGTATTGTTATTCCAGACTTCAAAGAATTGCCAACGTCAGCCATTATCGGCAGCGTAGAGTTGGATGATATTCAATTCCATGAGGCTTATCCGGATGCGTTTGCTGAAGATTTTCAGTATCACTGGTTCTTGAAGAATGCTAAATTGTTCGATGAGCCGATTAGAAACGTCAAAGGCAAGTTGTTCCTCTGGGATTATGAGTACAATGAAGCTGAAAAGTAAAATAACAATACTTCTGTAATAAAAATACAAGTCGTTGAATGTTAGCATAAAAGTGCTTGTGGGTCTAAGAGGTAAATAAGAAAATAATATAAACATATTGTAAAATATTGAAGTTATGAAGAAGAAATTGATAATTGCCATCATCGCAGCTATCGTTGTGGTAGGTGGCGGAATTGGTGGTTATGTGTACCATTCCAACCAAGTTAAGGCTGAAAAAATGGCTAATTACAAGAAGGCGTTGTCTGATTATCGCTTCAATAGCAATAGACTAATATATTCTTTGGATTTCGTAGCAACGGATTTTGTTATCAATTGGAACTCAGCCATAATGAATAAAAAGGCTATGAACGCAAAGAATGAAATAGTTCCTTGCTCTGATTTTGAAGATGCCGTTTCTTCTCGATATGCTTTCTATGATAAGTATGGAGCATATAAGATTTTGGATAGTGTGTATGTATCATTAGGAAAGCATTTGGAAAAGATGCGTGTAAATTCTAATGAAGACCAGCAAAAAATCGTGGAAAGCTGTAGTAAGGAATACAAGGAGTTGAATAATGCTATTGTTCTTGTAAAAAAGCCTTATGGCGCATTGGTGCAATATTCTAAACAGAAAGGAGACTTATTCTTTAAACTTTATGCTTTTGATAGCGAATTGGCTAAAGTTTCCCCATTGGAAGAAGATAAGGGCGATGAGAGAATAAAAGCAATGAATATGGAATTATACGGAACGGATTTGTTTGTTACGGCAGACTTTGACAAAGAACCGCAAAAGGCAAAAAAGCAAAGTTATACGTTTAGTAACATCACTACAAATTGGATTTATTTAAAATGATGGTTCTATTTTAATATAGCGTAATCTTTAAAATAGGTTTCTAAAAGAAAACAAAGTTTAAAAGAACAAAGAAATACACTAAATAGTTTGCGTGTTTCAGAAATTATGCTTACCTTTGCAAACGAAATCAGAAATGGTTCAGCCGTGAAGTGGAAAGCATGGTTACTGAGATAAGAAGAAATTTAAGAGTCTTCGGGCTTTTCTATACTTTTAGCCTCGTCCGCACTTTCCACATTAGCGGGCGGGGCTTTTGTTTTGCCCCAAAGGTAAGAGGCATACCTGTAAAACTGCCGTGTTTAATTAATAATTATGTAGAGTAATGAAGACGATTTCATTGAAATTGGTAGGCACTAAGCCTTTGATGGTTCACAATCCAAGAGTAGTTGACCCATTTGACAAGTACAAGAAACTTTTGCAGCCATTGACTAGCAAGCGAACAAAGACAGATGATGATTTGTTGGAGATTTGCCGTCTGCAATTTCTTGCATCCTTGTACTATCGCAATGGCGAGTATGTGTTACCACAATCGCATGTAGAGGGTAGTTTTCAAGCTGCTGCCAAAGAACGTAAGCTTGGCAAGAAGTTTGAGCGTTCCTTCGGTCTTTATGGTGATGGTGTATTGCAATTCAAGGACAACGACAAGACACCGGAAGAACTTTTTGAAGTTGGTCGCACAAAGGAGGGTTATTTTGACCCATCAATATCTTATGTTGACACAAGAGCGTGCGGTATCAAAGGTTCAATTAAAGTCCCTGCAACAAGAGCGATATTCCCAGAGTGGTCAACGGAAGTTACTTGTTGGTTCGATGAGACGCAGCTGAACGAGGAGGAAGTATTACAGGTGGCTGAGATTGCAGGTCTTCGCTATCATGTTGGTACTTACAGAAAGCTTTACGGAGCGTTTAAAGTAGAAAAGAAATAATACATTTAGAAATGAAAATAGATATGGTAGTGTTTTGTGTAGTGGGGTGGAGTCTAGTGGAGTTTGGTGAGGTCTAGTTTGGTGCGGTGGGGTACAGTTTGGTTGAGAAGAACTCTCTACATGGTGGTAATCTAAGGTTCGATTCCTTAGTAGAGAGCTAACAATAGAGGAAATAAGATGGAAAATAATAAAGTTGGTGATTTTAGTTTTTGTAGTTTGGAGGAAGAAATTCTTTCTACATTTAAAGATGGTCAATTGATTTCGCATGAATGGATGAAGTCAAAGTTTGGCATTATCCCTTTATGTTGGGATGATTACAAGGATGTCCAGAAGTTATTCCAAGCGAAGGACAAGCAACAGTTTGATTATATGACCTTGGTAGATAAATTGCGTTGGGATATATTGAAGCGAAAGAAATGCTATCTTAAAAATATCTTTGGTGCCGGCTATGTGATTGTTCCGAAGGAAGAACAGGCTGAATATGGATTCACTCAAACAATGAAGGAAATCAAGGAGTCCTTGCGCAAAGGTGCTTTGATAATTGGAAACGTGAGACCTTTGCCAATGTTTGCCGTATCATCCTATAATGATATTAAAAGCCGTTTCGGCACAATAAAAAGCGTGTTGTCTGCGTTAAAGCTATAGAGCCGCAACCTTTTAAGCGTGTGGCTTCAATTGTTACAATATAGAACTCAGAGTCTTCTGCATGTGAATGTAGAAGACTTTTTGTTAATTGTGGTTAATATAACAAAAAAGTTATCCTTTTATTTGCGTATATAACAAAAAAGTTATATCTTTGCATTGTCTTAAGGACAAAAGAGGTCTTTTACTTATTTATTAATTTCTTCTATATATGATGAAGACTAGTCAATTAGTGAGAAAGCTGACCCAAGCAGGTTGCTATGTGGTTCGGCATGGTGGTAATCACGACATTTGGTTTAGTCCAACAACAAAACTTAAATGTCCAGTGCCACGGCACGGCAGTCGTGAAGTTTCTCGAAAGACTTACGACAGTATTCTTGAAAGATTGCTTGGGCTTTAAGCCCAGCAATTTTTCGCTTATATAGCAAGACGTTGATATGGGTTTAAGACCTCTTTTTAAAGTTTAGAATCGGGATTATGGCAACAAAGGTAATTATACAAGTAGAAAAGTGTAAAGAAGAAAAGAATTTTTCTTGCTATATGGTGGATAAATTTCCAGACTTCCATCTAGTCGGATTTGGCAACTCTGCAAAACAAGCGATGGATGATATTTTTGTAGCAAAGGAAGAGATTAAAGAGCTTCTTGAAGAAGAGGGAAAACAAATGCCTGAATTGGTGTTTGAGTTCCGGTATGATATAGGTTCTTTCTTCGATTATTTTTCATATCTGAATATAAATGGTGTCGCAAAGAAAGCTGGCATTAATGCTTCTCTGATGCGTCAGTATGCAATGGGAATCCATGAGCCTAGCAAAAAACGTAAGCAGCAAATTCTTGATTGCTTACATGGAATTTCAAAAGAATTACAGGCTGTCGTGATTTGACGGTCTTTATATATAGAAGAAAAATAAGTAAACAACCGAGCCTTCTGCATGTGAATGTGGAAGGCTTTTTGTAACTATACCTTAATCTTTGCACTTAAATCTTTAGTGAAATAGCACGCCTTTATTCTTTCGTTATTCCTTTGATTATTAGTTAATTTTGCCAATAAAATTATAAAAAATGGCAGAATTAAGATTCGATGTCAAAGCGAAATTCGAGGAGGTTACGAAACTTCGTTCCGAGTGTGAAAAGTTGAGGGCTGAGCTGTTGAAGACCAATAAGTCAACCGACCCAGCTATTGTTGCGGATTTGACGGAAAAATATGCAGATGCAAGCAATCGCTTAAAGGATTTAACGCAAGCAGCTTCAAGAGCCGCTTACGTGATGTCTTCTGAGTTTAATAAGAAGATGCAAGCAGCCGCAAGGGAAGTTTATAGCTATGAACTTCAAATGCAAGCTACCAAAGACCGAATAGAGAAAATCCAACAGCAAATCACGAACAAGAGATTAACTCTAGGAGTTACAACGGATAAGTCATCCATAGATTCTTTACAGAAGAATATTGACTATTTAAAAGGCTCTTTGGCAGGTCAAACAGCTCAGTTGAAGAACTTAGAAGGAGGTGCTGTCGGTGCTCGTCAGACCTTGGAGAATATGCGGAATGAGTATGTTTTGTATGCAGGTTCAGCAAATCCGGCAAAAGAGGCAACAAATATGTTGACCGATAGCATGAGCCAAATGATAGAACGTATGAAGTCCGCTCCAACTGCCGGAGAGGGTATGTCTAGCTTGTTCCAAAGAGTTACTGGCGATGCTCACATGCTTTCGGCTGCTTTGCTTGGCGGTTTAGGATTTGAACAACTGACAAGTAGTATTTTCAATACTCGTTCCCAATTCCAGCAACTTGAAATATCTTTCAATACCATGCTTGGTAGTGCGGATAAGTCTAAGCAATTGATGGACGAACTTATCCAAACGGCAGCTCATACGCCTTTTGACATGTCCAGTATTACGAGCGGAGCAAAACAACTTTTGGCATACGGAACGGAAGCGAAAGATGTTAATAAAACTCTTGTTCAGCTAGGTGACATTGCTTCGGGCTTGAACATTCCGCTTGGAGAACTTGTTTATCTTTACGGAACGACCGTTTCGCAAGGAAGAATGTTTACAATGGACTTGCGTCAGTTTATGGGTAGAGGTGTTCCTTTGGCAGAAGAGTTGGGTAAAATTTTGCACCAAAATACAACTGAGGTTCAAGAGTCTGTTTCTAAGGGAAAAGTCACATCAGACATCTTCAAGGAAGCTATCGCCAACATGACGCAAGCTGGCGGTCGTTTCGGAGGCCTGATGGAGCAACAATCAAAGACATTGGAGGGTCAGTGGAGTAACATTGGCGACTCTATCCAACAGATGTTTAACGAAATCGGCAAAAAATCCGAGGGCGTGTTCTCTAGTGGATTGTCAATTATTTCTGCTATGGTAGAGAATTGGCAAGAGGTAATAAAAGTTATTGGCGTTGCTACAGTAGCTGTTGGTTCTTATCGTGCATCATTAATGGCGGCTGCTTCTATTCGCAAAGCAGAGGAAGCTCAAAAAGCCGATGATATGATGAAGGGAATTGACGCAGAAATCAAGCGTTTGCAAGACCTAGAAAACTCTAACTACAAGTCGCTGGGTAAGGATAAAAAGCAAGAGCGAGTAAATAAACAACAAGACTTGGCAAGTATTGTTGGAGATACATCTGTTTCCGATGACTTTGTAAAGGCGAGGTTAGATGCAGCCGAGCAAGAGGGCGTTATTTCGGCACAAATGCGTTCCCAGCTAGAGACGAAACGTGAACTCTTACAAACTCAACAACAAGCAACGGCACAAAGCCAAATTGAGCTTGATGAAGAAAAAAGAAAGACAGAGGAACTTCGTCAACAAAAGATAGAATCTCTTAAAGAAGATTTGAAAACAACCACAGAGAAAATATCAAATCTTGATGATAGGGATATTGAGTTAGCTAGACAATATACAGCAGCCTTGAATGATTTGCAAGATGCCCAAGATGCCTTTGCTGAGGCTCAAAAATTGGTTGAGGAAACCGCTGATGGTGCAAACTTAGCTTTTGACGCAGAGGGTAATGCCGTGAATGCACTAGAAGCAAAGGAACGTTTGGCCACCGCTGCGAAGAAAGTGAATACTGCTCAAACAAATGTTTCGACAATTGCAAGTCAGCAAAGAGGAGCTGCGCTTATTCGTGAGCAATTACAAGAGAGACAAGCAACACTACAAACGCAGTTGAATTCTGTTAGTCAAGCTACAAATACGACTACGAAAAAGGCTAGTACTTTAGCTACAGCTGCTTCAACGGTAAAAAATGCCATCCATACCGCAAGTGTTAAAATAATGACAACTGCTGAATTAATGCTTAGTAATGCGGTAAAATCCACAACTATGGCTTTAAAGGGAATGTGGGCTGCTATGCTTGCAAATCCGATTACTGGTATTATAACATTGGTAACAACGCTTGCTAGTGCCGTTGCAATGTTCGGAGGTGAAGAGGAAGATATTTCTGTTGACACAAAGCATTTTGGAGATTCTGCTGAAAACACAAGGGCGAAAGTTGATGGCTTGCTTAACGTAATGAGGTCTTCTAAGGAAGGAACTGATGCTTACAACAAAGCTAAAGAAGAACTTATCCAAACATACGAGCAGTTCGGGATTAAGTGTGATGCCGAAAAGGACAATTTAACAACACTTAAAGGAAAGCATGATGAATTTGTTGCAACCTTACAATTGGAGAATGCTGAAAGAGAAAAGGCTAATGCTTTAATGTCTGCCACTTCCCAATATACAGAAGCAAGAAACAAAGAAGATGACAATTTTAGCAAAGACTTATCCGGTCATTGGTATCAAGGTGGGCAACATGTAGATAAGGAAGATATAACATCAATACAAATGATGTATAATTCCATAGCAACAGATGAGGTTTTAGATAGGCTGGCTAAGTTGAAGCAAAGAGTAGATGATAGCACATTGTCTTACAAGGAGCATATAGATGCTTTTAATATTTACACAAATGCAGTTAAAAAGACATTTGCGCCTATTGATTCGTTCTTAGAAAAACAACATTACAATATAGCAACTATAGAGAATACTGACCATTCGATATTGGAGCATACGAGTAATCTTGCAAAATTAAAGATAAGTTATAAAAACGCAGAGGATGCGATAATGAAGGCGGCTGCTGAAAATGTAGATTGGAATAATACACAGGCTAGGTCACAATGGGTAGCTCAGCAAAATAAACAAAGCATAGATGCCTTAACTTCCTCAACAGACCAGCTTATTTCTATATGGAATCAGGAATATGGATTAAATTTGAAAATCCATTATGATGATACAGAAATTCCAAGTTGGATGAAATCTTTAACGGATAAGCAGTTGCAATCTTTGATTAATAGACGTAAGGCAGATTTAAATAGGCAAGAGCAATACCGAACTAATCATAAAGGAAGTAAATTGCTGACAAAGCAAGGAAATCAGCTAAGAGACGAAAATGCCAATAGGCTTGATGTCGCTATGGCTGGTTCTATTCTGAAAGATAGAGAGGTGAAAAGAAAAGCCGATGCAAATAAGCCGAAGGAAACGACAAAGAAAGCTACACCTAAGAAAACAACACCTAAGAAAACAGGTGCAACGGATGACCCACAAGCAAGAGCGTATGAACGCAAGAAGGCTGAGGAAGACTATTCCAAGTCTATTTCATCCTATTCGGAGAAAGCCAGTGATGAGTTGTCAAAGCGAAGAACAGAATTGATTAAGAATGAGACCGAAAAGGAGATTGCTCAAATTAATATGTCTTCAGACAAGGAGAAAAAGGCTATAGAGGATTCTATAGACAAACTCGTTGAGGCTAAGAAGAAGAAAGACCAGATTGTTTGGGTAAATTCGGGAAAAGGTCGTAAAGCCAACATGTGGAAACAGGGTAAGTCCGATGCGGAATACCGCAAAGAGGTATTGGGCACACAAATGGTTGACGACAAGGGTAATCATCTTGGGAAGACCATTGGACAGAACTCTGAAGACCAAATTGCCTTGATTGAGAAACAGAGGCAATTAAAGTTGAAGGAAATCCAGCAAGCGGAGATAAAGGACATGTTGGATTTCATGAAGCAATACGGCAGCTTGGAACAGCAGCGTTATGCTATCTTGAAAGAATATGCCGACAAGATAGACCTTGCAAGAGAAAAGGGAGATACTTTTGGTGCAGCGAACGCTGAAATGGAGATGAACGACCAGTTGAAGAAGTTGAATTTTTCGGATTTCAAGGATTCTATCAATTGGGATGTTGTCTTTCAGGATATGAACCGATTGAGTATTCCTTATCTTGAAGACCTTCGCAAGAAGATGAAGGAGTTGCTTGGTTCGGGTACGTTGGAAATTGATGATATGAAAACCGTGTCTGACCAAATCTACAAGATTGATGATGCGATTTCCGAGCAGAAGGATAGATGGGGATTGGTTAATGATGCAGTCCGTGAACACCGTAGGCTTATTGATGAGGCGAAGGATGCGCAAGACCGATTGGCGCAAGCAAGAAAAGTGGAGTTTGACGCTAAGGCTGATAATATGAGCCAAAGGAGAAAAATCCAAGGCGTGTTTGCTGGAAGTGGGGTTAACATAGATACCAGTAATATCACTTCTGCCAATAAGGACAAACTTATGGGTTCTACCAAGAATCTCAGTGTAAGCCAAACGGAGAAGTTACGTAAGCTTTTTGATGATTTGGCGGTTTCAGAGGTTAAGGTCGGAAAGGCTACGAAGGAAGTCGGAAAGGCACAGGAAGAAGCCAAGGTAAAGCAGGATGCTGCAAAGAAGAGCTTGCATGATACTATAGAGGAATGGGCTGAAGGCTTGAGGAAAATCCAAGAGAAGCTGAAAGACCTTCCTGGGTTAGTCGATGCTTTGGGTCTCGGAAACACAGGCTTTGGTAAAGCCGTGAATAACGGAATGGATGCATTGAACAGTGGAACACAAGCCTTTTCTGATTTTGCAAGCGGAAACTACATAGGTGCGGCTATGAATGGAATAAAAACCATTGGCTCGTTGGGCAAGATGTTCGGTATTGGCGGAGGTAATGGTGCAGAAGTTGCGAAGAAAACAGAAGAGCTGACCGAGAGCAATGACAGATTGATGTATTCTATTGATAAGTTAAAGGATTCTATCGACAAGTCTTCCGGTTATACGGCAGTCAGCAATTATAATGCTGCTTATGATGCCCAAAAGCAGGTTAATACCCAAACGATGGATATTCTCAAAACACAGATGGGGTATCATGGGGCACACCATTCAAATGCTTATTATTGGAATCTTTCTGCACAAGATTATGCGGCAATCAATAAGACTTTGGCACAGCAATCGGCAGTCAGAGGCGGTTATACCAATTCTTCGATAAACAAGGTTAATTCCTTGGAGGATATATATAAGCTCACTCCAGAGCAGATGGCTGACATTCGTACACATAATGCGGATGTATGGAAGAACATGACCGACCAAGGTAAGTATGATAAGACGGAATATTGGGAGCAATATACAGAACTGGCGGGAAAACTAGAGGAGTTGACGGAGCAAATCAATGAGAATTTGACTCAAACAACCTTTGATTCGATGAAGAGTGACTTCATAAACAATCTTATGGATATGAGTAAGTCTGCAAAGGATTTTTCTAATGACTTCACTACAATGCTCAACCAGTCGATGCTTAACTTCGCTTTGGGAGACCTTATGAATAAAAAGCTTAAGCCTCTTTATGAGAGCTGGGCAAACAAGATGAAGGAGAATGGAGGAAGGCAGCTCACGCCAACCGAATTGAATAATCTTAAAGAAGAGTATGACAAGATAGTTCAAGAGGGTTTGGCTATTCGTGATAATATTGCTGATATTACGGGTTACAAGCAATCTTACGAGCAGTCCGCTTCTTCCGGTTCTTTTGAATCAATGAGCCAAGATACAGGAGAAGAGTTGAATGGTCGTTTCACTGCGGTGCAGATCGCCACAGAGGGAACGTATGAGGAAGCAAAGCTCATAAATACCAAGTTGGATGCTATTGCGGCTCGTGATGGTGGTACAGAGGGTAGCTTATTAACGGCTAGCGTGAATACTATTATGGGTAATGTAGGTAACATTTGGTTAGCGGTTGATGAGGGTAGGACTATCCTTGCACAAAGCTTGATGTACTTGCAGTCGATTGATGAGCGACAAGAGCGATGGCATAAGCCTATGCTGCAAGCATTCAATGATATTCACGAATTAAAAGACAAGATGAGTAGATTGTAAACAAAGAAGAGGAACGTATGATGCGCTCCTCTTTCTTTTTATAGTTTCTTTTCTTCCAGTAATTCGTCAACTCTCGCTTGAAATGCAAGTTCTGTTTCTGAAAGGCTGTAGCCAGAGTAGGAATAGCTTGTCCCGATGATGTGGCCATCAAACCTACCAGTATTGTCATCCTTTGTGAAAGTGCCTTTGTAACCCTTGTATTGGAATACTATTTCCTTATTATCCTCTTGTTTGTCCTTGTCGTAAGACTTAGCTATCTTAATCAGGTAGCAGAAGCCGAACATGAATAGGCAAGAGATAAAGGAAGAGATTGAGAATCCAACCGTTGCCCATCCTATCGCCTTCGTCTCCTGCTCTCCAAAGAAGCCCATCATCAAGCCGATGGCAAACAATAAGATAGTTAACCATAGTGCTACTGTACTAATTAACGAGAGAACACGGAATACCGCTGTACCTCTCAAATTGAAAAAATCATTCATAGCCGTAAAAGTTTTAATTATTAATACTTGCAAGGAATGTTCCTTACGTTACTTAACACATTCCAACTTGTCCAGCACGTCCCTAGCCTCAGCAATGGACGATGCGGAATACAACTCACCACCTTGTTTTATTAGGGCGATGAAATCAGAACTATCAGCTTCGGAAACTAGTTCTGCAAGCGTTACACCTATAATGCTTGCTATCTCCTGAAGACTAGCGACAGTCGGATTCCCATCAATAGTTTGTATCAAGGATGGCAAAGATACTCCCTTACCACCTTTTTTATTAGTCAGCCTATCCGCTACATACGTTAGCGTAAAGCCTTTTCGTTTAATTATGCCTCGTATATCCATACCTTATTATATATTAAGTTCTAACTTTATTTATTGATGTTGCAAAGATACAAATATTTTCGCAAACAGCCAAACTTATTATGAAAAACTAAGTTTTTAACCTAACTATGCAAACATATCTTAATTTGTATATTAAATCAGCAAACAAAGGTTAAAGTTAGGATAAAACTTAATAAAATATTTGGCAGTTAGGATAAAACTTAGTATCTTTGCATCGTGATTAAGAAACAAAGGTCACAATAACATTATTAATTTAGCTGAGGTTGCACCTCCGAGTCGGCACTCGTAAAACGGTATAGCAATATGACTACTTCAATGATAAGAAGAAACTTGATTCAGAAGTTCGTTATGATAGAGTTCGTAAGCAACAGAATGAACACCCAAAAAGATGTTGATAGAATGTTGAATATGATAACAATAAAGCTCAATATGAACAACGATGAGGCTAAGAGCTTCTTGCGTGAGAGCATCGGACTTGCAAAGTAAGTAATTTAAGTTTAACGTTTAAAATTGAAAGATTATGGCTACTACATTTAAGAATATGATGAGAGAAGTGATGAATATGGCACACAGAGCCTTTCAGCTTAAAGGTGCTTATATGAGTTGGGCAGAATGCTTGAAGCAAGCTTGGCAGGTTATCAAACTGAAGGCTCGCATGAAGAAGCAGGTCGTTGAGTTCTACTTTCAGAAAATGAATGGTGAGATTCGTCAGGCTTTCGGCACTTTGATGGAGAGTCATATTGACTACACTCCAAACGGCAAGGGTTACGCTTGCAAGGACTGCACAAAGTATTGGGATGAAGTCAAGGGCGAGTGGAGACAATTCAAGAACTACAACTTGATTAGAGTTGCTTAACAAGGTTATTAACGATTTAAAAAGAAACTAGATATGAGCGCAAAGATTATCGTGATGCAAGGCAACATGGTTGCAACCATCGAAGAGACGAACAAGGACGCATTTCTCAAGCGTGGAGAGTATAAAGAGACCGATCTGGACAGACATAAGCGTGAGGTCGATTTCTTGATTACAAGCATCGCTAACCGCTACGAAGTGACATTCAATCACAAGGTAGAGCTGAAGGAAAGCCGAAGCATCAAGAAAAGCGAGTATTTCGATAACATCTACTACGTTACCGAGAATGCATTGAACAAGCTGAAAAAGCAATACTCATA